GCGTCAACCCAAGTCGCTCTCGCGCAAGGCACGCAACGCGCGCGCGGTGAGCGAGGCCATACGTAGTGGTACGCGCATTGCCTACCTGGAGATGGCACGTAAGCGAGGCATCTACAAAATCATGGGGGGGCGCAAAAAGCCCAAGGTGCTCAAGCTTTACGACCTCACGCGCCCTGCTGTGCCGCTGCCCCGCAATCCCACACTTCAGCGCACATTAGCTCTCGCGCTGCTCCAGGGCCCTACCATCGGCCTCGCTGCTATCCAACGACAACTGGATCGGCAGGCCTCGCGCGGCTGACCTCACGAAACAGCATGATTTGTGCTGCTACGAAGTGGCTTGTTTTATGCTGAATCCGTGGGCCGACGAGTACCAGTCCCATAGTGGGACCAGTGCCGGCCCAACGATTGAGCATGAAACAAGCCACTTCATGAAGCCTATGCAACGTGTATAAGTGATTGATATTGCTTATGTTTTTACGGGTCCTGTGTAGGCAGGCCCCCCCGGCCCAGGGTTCATCATTGCGACCGGCCGGCTCTCGCAAACTCCCGATTTTTCGCCAAGTGTTAACCGCGACTGTTAACCGCGGCCGCCCCGTCTGATGGTCAAACCCTCTACAGGAAAAGACAAACGCGCCGCGGCGCCCGCATCGATGCGGCCTCGGGCGCACTTGATCTCGCGGGCCGAGATGGCTCGCATGCTCGGCCTCAGTCGCCCCGCGATCACCAAAGCCTGCCGCGAGGGCGGACGCCTCGCGCCGGCGTGCGACGGCAACTCGATCAACGTCTTGCACGCACAGGCACAGCGCTGGCTCGTCGAGCGCGCCGTCGCTCTCGAGCCCGAGCAGCTCGCCGCGCAGCCGGCGCCGGCGACTCCTCGCCGCGCGCCGCCCGAGCTCGACGCGGAACCGCCGGCGCCGGCGGCGCGGACTCCTCGCCGCAGGCCGGCGCCGGCGCCCGCGCCTGTCGAGCTGCCGCCGATCGAGGTCGATGATGATGAGCCCGAGAACGCGCAATCGATCGAGGACCTGGAGGAGCAGCTCGGCCCGCTGCAGTGGCGGAACCTCGCCGAGCTCGCCGAGCCCCTCACCGTGCTCACCGAGCGTTACGGCGACGCCCGCGACTTCGAGGGATGGATCCGCGCGCGCAAGGCGCTCGAGGAGGCGCGCAAAGCGCAAATGATCCGCGAGCGGATCGAGGGCAGAGTCATCGCGCGCACGACGGTCGTGCGAATGTTCGAGCACATCGACACCGCGTTTCGGTTGCTGCTCTCGGATGCGCCGCGCTCGATCGCGACTCGCATCGCGCCGCAGGACGTTGCCGCCGTGGCTGCCCTCGTGCGCGATGTGATGGGTCAACATCTGTCGGCCTGCCGCAGCAAGATCGACGTCTCGCTCGCGAATGACGATCCGATGGCACCGCTCGCCGAGGCCGCGGAGTGAGCAGGCGCACGGGCCCGGACTACAGCTGCCGGTGCGGCTGCGGCGAGACGGAGTTTTTTCCGACATATCTGTTCTACGGACCCGAGCGCGCAACAGATCCCGGAGGCATCGGACCGTACACCGCCGACCGGCTCGAGTTCCGCGGTTACACGCTCCACAAGCGCAACCTCTGGTCGCGTCGGCTTCAGGAGTGGCACTGCCGCGAAACGAGTATCAGCGCCGCCGGGCCCGGGGATGAGCCTCTGCCGTGGGACTCGAGTGGCTGGACTGCACGGGCGGTCAATGTCGAGGGCGAGGGGTCCACCATGCGGGAGGCACTCGAGGACGCCTGGCGACTCGCCGAGAGCGAGGGCCAGCTTCACAACCTAGGGCCGCCGGAGGTGTGGCAGTGATCTTCGCGGACTGGTCTGAAGCGCTCCCTTTCGCGATCAAGATCGGCAAGGCCTACGCGCGCAAGTTCCCGATCGGGCTCGACGTCGAGAGCGCGATCATGGAATCGCTGTGGCGCTCTCAGCAGCGCGGTGCCGAGTTCACGAAGGGCTATGTCTACCTCCGCACGATCGGCGCGATCAAGGATGAGGCGCGGCGAATGGCAGAGGGCGGCCGCGGCACCTATCAGGACGTTGGCGCGTTCGTGGACGCGGACGAGCAATGGGACCTCGCAGCGGACGCCCAATTTGAGCCCGAGGATCTGGATCGGCATCGGTTGCTCGAGGCCATGCCCGCCGCTGCGGTGACCCTGGTTCGGCATCTCGCGGACGGGGATTCACAAGCGCAAATGGCGGAGCACTACCGGGTGTCGCAAGCGCGCATCAGCCAAGTGCTGACCGATCTGAAGTCTCGGCCCACGCGACCGCGCCAGTTGCCGCGGCACGTCGACTTCTATGCCGAGCTCCGGAGGTATCACCGGGAGGAAATGCGCCGGCTCTCGCGGGGCGCCGTCACCTGCCCCGAGCTGCACAAGGCCCTCGGGGCCAGTTCGGGCTCGGCTTGGAATTGGGCGACCGGCTACGTTGGGCTACCGAGCACCCGCGCCCCATCGCTGAAGCCGAGTCCTCTCCGCGATGCCATCCGCGTGCGAGCGCTCCGCCTCGTCGGCGAGGCGTTCCGTAGCTCGGACGGGCGCTTTAAGGATGCGGCCCGGTTGCTCACGGTCAGCCCCATGACGGCCTACCGGTGGAGCCGGCTACTGCCAGCGGGCGCGATGGGCGTCGTGCCGAACCGCAGCAAACGGCGGCCCGAGTTGCCCGATGCGGCATTCGCGGCACTGCGCGCACAAGGCCTCTCGCTCCGGGCGATTGCGCGCCGGCTAGGTGTCGACAAGGCGACGGTAACGTATCGACTGAATCGCGCGCGACCCATCCGCAAGTGCGCAGACTCGCTCGCCGAGGCCGCGGGGTGATCGCCGTCGAGAGTTTCCACCGCGAGGCCGACGCAAAGAAGTGGCGCAGCGACGTCGAGTTTCTGCGGCGGCATTGCGGCGCGCTCACCGTCGAGACGCGCGAGCTGCTGCCGTCGGAATGGTCCGAGCGCAAACGCTACCTGCCCGCGTCGAGCACCTCGATCCCCGGCTACTATCGTTTCGACGTCTCGCCCTACTGGCGCGAGATCATCGATTGCATGTCGCCCGAGAGCCCGGTGCGCCACGTCTCGATCATGAAAGGGGTGCAGGTCGGCGCGACGACGATCCTGGAGAACACGATCGGTTACTACATCGATCAGGTCAAAACCGCGCCGATGATGCTGGTGACCGCCGATGCCGAGCTCGCAAAGCTTCGCATCGAGCGCGAGGTCGTGCCCATGCTCAAACATGCGGGGCTCGATCATCTGATCAAAAGCCTCGACGAGCACAACCCCCGCAAGACGGGGCGCACCGATAAAAAGTACGAATGGGAGGGCGGCGGGTTCCTCGTGCCGCTCGGCGCGGTCAACGCAAACAAGCTGCGGTCGATCCCCATCCAGGTCCTACTCCGCGACGAGCTCGACGGGTGGGCGGACAACGTCGGCCGTGACGGCGATCCGGTCAAGCTCTCAGCGGACCGCACCGCGAGCTATGAGGCGACGCGCAAGATCTACGACTGCTCGACGCCGCTGATCAAGGGCAGCAGCAAGATCTCGACGCTGTTCGAGGCGGGCGATCAGCGCCGCTATTTCGTGCGGTGCCTGAAGTGCGGTCACCCGCAAACCCTCCGCTGGAGCCGCACAAACAACGACACCGGGGTGATCACCGGGCTCACGTGGGAGATGAGCGAGGGCAGGCTCGTCGAGGGCTCGGCGCGGTACCTTTGCGAGCAGTGCGAGCACCCGCATCACAACAACGATAAAACCAGGATGTTCGCCCCGGGCAATGCGGAGTGGCGACCGACGGCGGTACCGGCGACGCCGCATCATCGGAGCTACCATCTATCGGCGCTCTACTCGCCGGTGGGCATGCAAACGTGGGATGCGTGCGTGCAAAAGTGGCTCGCGGCGTGGGACGTCGAGAACAACCGACCGCGCGATAACCTCGCGCTCCAGGTGTTCTACAACAACGTCCTCGGCGAGCCGTTCGAGGTGCGCGGCGTGAAGCTGCGATTCGAGGCCGTGAGCGCGCACCGCCGGCACGGGTACAGCTACGGCGAGGTGCCGAATCGCTGGCTCGTCGAGCATTGCGGCTCGCCCCTGCTCGTCGCGACGCTCGCCGTCGATGTGCACATCGACAATCTCGCGGTCGCGGTGATCGGCTGGTGTCGCGGGCGCCGGGCAGTGCTCCTCAACTATTGGCGGTTTTATGGGGATACCGAGCAGCTCGACAACCCCGCCACGTGGGGGCGGCTGGCGGAAGTGATCGAGCAGAAAGACTACCGCGGCGACGACGGCAAAGGGTATCGCGTCCAGCTTTCGCTGATCGACTGCGGCTACTTGACGGACACCGTCTATCGTTTCTGTGGACAATACGAGGCGGGCGTGTATCCCGTGCGCGGCCGCGACTCACCGCCGCGCAATGCGCCGATGAAGGAGTTCTGGAGCTACACGACCGAGGGCGGACAGATCGCCTGGGCGGCCTCGGTGGACATGTACAAGGATCGCTGGAGCGCGTCACTACGCCGCACGTGGGACGGCCTCAGCATGCAACCCGAGGGCTATTTCAACGCGCCGATCGACGCGACCGACGAGCAGCTCAAAGAACTCACCGTTGAAACGAGGCGCGAGAAGATCGACAAGCTCACGAACCGCCGGCTCGGGTTCGAGTGGCACCGCCCGAGCGGCTCGAATAACGAGCTGTGGGATCTGCTGATCTACAACAACGTTGCTCTCGATATCGTCGCCTTTGATGTTTGCATTCAGCAAATGCAGCTCGAACAGATCGACTGGGATACGTTCTGGAGTCAACTCCAATAGAGTGCCGCGACCCGAAGTGTCGCGCGTGCTCGGGACGACGCCGGCGGCGTGAGCTCATGTTTGCCGGCATCGTGGGCGGCGCGGTCGCCGCGGCGCTGCTCGCGGTGTTCCTGCTCATTGTCCAAGCGATCCAAGAGATGGGTGCCCAATGACCGATTGTTGTGATGATGCGACCTGGCTCGAGGAACGGATCGCCGCCAAGAAAGCGGCGATCATCAAGCTCGACACCGCGATCGATGCGGTCGCCTCGGGCGCGCAGAGTTACTCGATCGACACCGGGCAAACCCGGCAGGTCGTTACGCGCGCCAACCTCAGCGAGATCCGAAACATGGTCGCGCGCCTCGAAAGCGAGATCTCTACGTTGCAACAACGCCTCTACGGCTGCGGCCGCTTTCAAGCGAGACCCGGATGGTAAATCACCCCTGGATCAATCGCCTCGTCGGCTGGCTCTACCCGGCGCCGGCGGCGCCGACGTTTGCGCCCGAGATGATGAGCGGCGGCGCCCAGCCGATGCGGCAGTTGTGGCACGACGGCGACAAATACCCGGGCGGGTTCGGATACACCGAGCTACTGACCGCGGACTATTGGACGCTCCGCAAGCGGTCCGTTCAGCTGTTTAAGACGAACATTTACGCGCGCGGCATCGTGCGCCGGCTGGTCACGAACATCATCAATACGGGCCTCGCGCTCGAATCCACGCCCGAGGACGCGATCCTGGGCAAGGGCGAGGAACCTCTCGCGGCCTGGAGCGAGCTCGTCGAGAACCGCTTTCATCTGTGGGAACGCACGCCCGCTCTGTGCGACTACTGCGGCGGTAAGAGTTTCGGCTCGCTCCAGTCGGCGGCGAAAATGGCGGCGCTCATCTCGGGCGACGTCCTGGTCGTGGTGCTCCAGGATCCGGCGACGGGCCTGCCGCGCGTGCGGCTCGTCGATGCCGAGCGCGTGCAAACCCCATTCGGGGGCCAGCTGCCGCAGCTCGCGCCAGGCAACGAAATAAAGCACGGCGTCGAGCTCGATGCCGACGGGCGGCAGGTTGCCTACTGGCTCGTTTCGCAGAACATGAGTCAAGTGCGGGTCGAGCGCCTCGCGGCGCGAGGGCCCACCGGGCGGCGCCAAGCGTGGCTCGTCTATGGGACCGAGCTGCTCCTCGATGAGGTGCGCGGCGAGCCGCTGCTCTCGATCGTGCTGCAATCGATTCGCGAGATCGATCGGTACCGAGACGCGGTGCAACGCAAGGCGACGATCAATGCGATCCTCGCGATGTTCATTCAAAAGGATCAGGAAACGATCGGCACGCGGCCGCTGATGGGCGGCGCCGTGCGCAAGGGCCGAGACGCCGTTCCGGGCGCCGCCGGCGGCGCTGCTCCGCGCACGTTCAATTTCGCGGAGATGATCCCGGGCGCGGTGCTCGACGAGCTCGCCCCCGGCGAGAAACCGCAGGGGTTCTCGCCGACCGGCACCGATGAAAAGTTTGCCGACTTCGAAGAGGCGATCGTTTGCGCCATGGCGTGGTGCTACGAAATCCCGCCCGAGATTTTGCGGCTCTCGTTCTCCTCGAACTACAGCGCCTCGCAGGCGGCGATCAACGAGTTCAAGCTGTTTCTAAACCGCGTTCGCGTGGAATGGGGAGACTCGTTCTGTCAGCCGATCTACGTCGAGTGGTTGCTCAGCGAGGTTCTCGCGGGGCGCCTCGCCGCGACGGGCCTGATCGATGCGTGGCGCGACCCGGGCAAGTTCGATCATCTCGCGGCCTGGATGGCTGCCGACTGGAGCGGTGCAATCAAGCCCAGCATCGATCTCAACAAACAGGCCAACGGCTACACCGCGTTGATCGAGCAGGGGTTGATCACGCGCGACCGCGCGGCGCGCGAGACGACCGGCACGAAGTACAGCAAAAACGTGCAGAAACTCGCGCGCGAGAACCTCGCCCTCGTCGCGGCGATGAAGCCGATCAAAGAGCTCGAGGCCGCAGCAAAGGCGCCGCCGGCGCCGCCGGGGGCGGGCCGCGCGCCGCTCGCGCCGGTACCGGACGACAAAGACGAAGACGACGATCCGGAGGAAAAAAATGCTTTGGTTGCTTGAGCCCGACACACTGCGCCGACTCCAGCAGGCGCAGCAGCAATTCGCCGATCCATCGGTCATGCTCCGATGGGAGGCCGAGCAGAGCGCCGCGGCCGAGTCGCGCGACGGCCTGCCGCAGGGGTTGCAGGTTGCCGCAGGCATCGCGACGATCAGCGTCGAGGGCGTGCTCACGAAACGGCCCGACTTCTGGGCAAAGTTTTTCGGCGGCAGTAACACCACCTATTCGAGCATTCGCAACGCGCTCGCGTACGCGGCGAGCTCGGCCGACGTCGGCGAGATCGTGTTCTCCGTCGATAGCCCCGGCGGCAGCGTTGACGGCCTCGTCGAGCTGCTCGACGCGATCGCGCACGTGCGGCAGCACGGCGGCAAACCCATGCGCGCGGTCGCCGACAACGCGCAATCGGCGGCGTACGGCATCGCTGCGGCCGTCGGCAAGATCGAGGCGCGAGGGCGCGGCGGGACGTTCGGCAGCATCGGCACCGCGGTATCGATCTATGTGCCGAGCAATGTCGTCACGTTGACGAATACCGATAGTCCAGACAAGCGCCCGGACCTCACCACCGAGGCGGGCAAGGCCGTCGTGGTCAAATACCTCGATCAGGTCAATCACGAATTCGTGACCGCGATCGCGCAAGGCCGCGGCGTCGCACTCTCGAGCGTGACCGACGGCTACGGCCGCGGTGCCTCAATGACGGCGGCCGAGGCCAAGCGCCTCGGCCTGATCGACAGCATCGCAACGACGGCGCCGCGCGCGGTGCCTAGTAGCAACAAAGGAAAAAAAGCAGTGGCAAATCAGGATCCAGAATCGGAAAGCCGCGCGGCGCAGGATGCGGCCGTAGCTCGCGGCGTCGCCCAGGAACGCGATCGCGTCCTCGGGCACCTCACCATGGGCGAGAGCTCGGGCGACATGGCGATCGCGCTCGACGCGATCCGCTCGGGCGCCGGCATGACCGTCGAGCTCCAGGCGCGCTACATGAGCGCGGGCATGAACCGGGCGGACCGCGGCAAGCGGCAGACCGAGAGCAACACCGCGGAGGTCCAGCTTGCTGGCGTCGCCGCCGCATCACCCGTAACCACTGCCGACCTGGGCGATCAGGTCGTTGCCGTTCTGCAATCGCAGAGCGGAGAAAAGAGCTGGGTCCGTGGCTAATATCACTACTACCAACATTGATCTCGGGCGCGTGGCGCTCGAGGTGTGGGGCTCCCTCGCGGCGCTTCTGACCAACGTCGAGGTGACCGACCAGAGTTACCTCGAGGGAACCTTGCTCACGCGCAGCGCCGCGACCGGCAAGCTCGTCCCGTTCGTCGCGTCGGCGGTCGACACGATCGTCGAGGTCACGGTCGACTTCGCCGACGTGCCCACGCTCGAGGCCATCGATCAGGCGGTGGTCGTGCCCGGCGCCCTCGTCGGCGACATCGTCTCGATCGAGCCGCTCGGAACGTGGCCCGTCGGTCTGTCGCTGCCGCAAGGCCGCGTGCTCGTCGCCGGCACGGTGCAAGTGCGCGTTGCCAACGTCACCGCGGGCAACATCAATCCAGGATCGCAGTCGTTCCGGTTCTCGCTACAACATGATCTCGGCGCGCCTGAATACGTGCTCACCTATCCGGTGACGGTCGCCGCATCGAGTGACGGCGCGGTGACCGTGCTGTCAGCCGGCAAGGTCAATCAGCGGCTACTCAAGGTGCACGGCGCGCCGCCCACCGCGGCGACCGCCGATCAGATCCATGCGTTGCTCAATCGTCCGATTATCCCGGTCGACGGCACGCAACTCGCCAAGATCGACAACCCGCAGGCCTGATCGCGCTCAGCGCCTCACCACGCCCCCACCCCACCCCTACGCACTGAGCTAACCCCAATGAGCGACAAGTCAACCATTGCACTGATCGACATGTACCTGGAGGATGCGTCTACACCGCCGTTCCTCTCGGGCTTCTTTCGATCGCCGCCTCAAAACTTCCACACCACCGAGGATATCGAGATCGACATTCAGCGCGACACCGAGGAGGTCGCGATCGTCATCAACGATCTCAGCCTGCCCCCGAATCACAACGAAAATTCGTTGTACACCAACAAGCGCCTGAAGCCGCCGATCTACGATGAGGAGGGATCGGTCACGTCGTTTGACATGATCCAGCGGCAGCCGGGGCAGAACCCCTTTCAAAATCCGAACTACGCCGCGAACGCGGTGCAGCAGAGTTTCGCGATCTTCCGCAAGCTCGAGAGCAAGATCCGTCGCGCGATCGAGCTCCAGGCCTCGCAAGTTCTGCAAACCGGATCGCTCTCGCTGATCAACAAAGCGGGAGTCGTGGTCTACACGATCAATTTCTCCCCGAAGTCGACGCACTTCACCACGCCGACGGCATGGGCCGCGGACGGATCGACGGGCGATCCGTTGGCGAACATCGAGTCGCTCGCGACGATCATCCGGCGCGACGGCAAGCGCGAGCCGAACAAACTGATCTTTGGGCTCGGAGCGTACGCGCGATTCCTCGCGAATACCAAGGTAGCGGCCCGGCTGCTGCAAACCCGCGGGCAGCTCATCGAGGCCGCTCCGCAGGCGCGCGGCGCGGGCGCGACGTTTCAAGGATGGGTGTGGGCCGGCCACTACCGCTTTGAAATGTGGACGTACGACGGGTTCTATATGCACCCGCAAACCGCGGCCTTCACTCCGTTCGTGGGTGACAGCAAGGTGATCATGCTGGGCGACGGCCGGCTCGATCTCACCTACGGCGCGATCCCGATGATCGTGGCGCCGGATCAGCGGGCGTTGCCGTTCCTGCCGCCCCGCATTTCGAGCTCGGGCGCAGGCCTCGATCTCACCACGAACGCATGGGTAACCCCGGACGGCAAGCGCGTGATGGTATCGGCGGGCACGCGCCCGCTCACCATTCCGACGGCGATCGACACCTTCGGTTGCATCACCGCGTTCTGAGATGGGCTTACGAGAGCAAGCCAAGCTCGACGCGCGCGCGATCCTCGAGGACGCCTCGGGGTTCGCGTGGCCCGTGACCTTGACCTCGCCGCTCGGCGCGGTCACGGCGCTGCTCGGGTTCACGACGGACGTTGCCCAGACCATCGATCCGGACACGGGTCAAGCGGTGGCTGGGCAACGGGCGTCGTTTACCGTCGCGCGGGCGTCGCTGCCCTCGCTGCCCGAGGGCGTCGCCGAGAGCAACCGCAAACCGTGGCTCGCGACCTTTGCCGATAGCGAGGGCGTGATCGCGACGTGGAAAGTTTCCGATGTGATGCCCGACGCGGCCGCCGGCGTCGTGGTGCTCATCCTCGAGAAGTATGCCAGCGCTGATCCCTGAGCTGATCACCAAGGTAGACAACGTCGAGATCATCCGCGATCAGATCGCGGCGATCCTCGCCGTCGAGCTCGCGAACCAAGCGCTGCTCGCGGGAGAACCGCGACCGGCGGTATTCATCGAGCGGAGCAACCCGTGGGGGCAATTCCTCGCAACGACGTCGACCGCCCCGCAGTCGCTGATCAACGTCTGGTGGGATAGCTCGACGTTTGATGCCGCGACGAGCAACGTCGTTGAGCGGCAAAAGTCTGAGACGGTTTTCAATATCGATTGCTACGGCTACGCGGTGAGCAAAGACGACGGCGCGACGGGGCACTTGCCCGCCGATGAGATGGCGGCGCGCGAAGCACAGCGCGCGGTGAGGCTCGCGCGGAACATCCTGATGGCAGGTGTCTACACGTACCTCGGCCTGCGCGGGCTGGTCTGGAAGAGATTCCCGCAAACGATCAGCATGTTTCAGCCGCAGATCGACGGCAACAAAGCCGCGCAACGGATCGTCGCCGGGCGCCTCGCGCTCCAGGTGCATTTCAATGAGTTCTCGCCGCAGTACGTCGGCGAGGTGCTCGAGACCCTCATGCTTGAAGTTCTCCGGAGCGGGACGGGCGCGCTGCTCCTCCGCGCGGAATATCCAAACCCCACCCCATAGGAAACCCCACCCATGTCCGTAACCGCATCGGCCGTCGCTCGCGTCCTCGGCATCGACACTTTTTTCAAGGATCTCAGGGGCGGCGCCGCGCAGTCGTTGCCGCAGCAAATCGCCCTGCTCGCGCAGGGTAACAGCGCCTCGGTCGGCTACTCGCTGCTCGCTCGGCGCGTGCTCAGCGCCGCCGAGGCCGCCTCGGTCTATGGCTTCGGCTCGCCGATCCACCTCGGCATGCTGGAGCTGCTGCCGCCCACCGGGGGCGGCGTCGGCAGCATTCCCGTTTGGGTCCTGCCGCTCAATGACGACGGCGCCGGCGTCGCCGCGGTGGGCACGATCACGCCCGCCGGCGCCGCGGCCGCGACCGCGAACTACGTCGTACGGATCGCCGGCATCCTGAGCGCGCCTTTCACGGTCACGGCCGCCGATACCGTCGCGACGCAGGTCGCCGCGCTCGTCGCTGCGGTCAATGCCGTCCTCTCGCTGCCGGTGATCGCAACCAATACCGGGCCCGGCACCGCGTGCACGCTCACCGCCAAATGGAAGGGCGCGACCGGCAACGAATTGAAAGTGGAGGTCCTCGACTCCCTCGGGGTTTCCGCCGGCGCGCTGTTTACGATCGTGAACCCCGCGACGGGCGCGACCGATCCATCGGTGACGACGGCCCTCGCCGGCATCGGGCCCGAATGGATCACGATCCTTGTCAACTCGTTCCACGGCACCAATACCACCGTGCTCGGCGCGATCCAAACCAAGGGCGAGGCGCGATGGGATCAGCAAGTGCGCCGCCCGTTCGTGGCGATTTGCGGCAACGATGAATCCACGTTTGCGACCGCGACGGCAACGACCGCAGCGCGCAAGACGGACCGCATCAATGTGCAGGTCGTCTCGCCGGGCTCGGTGCACTTGCCCGTTCAAATCGCGGCCGCGCAGGCGCGCGAGATCGCCAAGGTCGCGGACGACAATCCGCCGACGGACTACGGCAGCCGCAAGGTAACGACGCTGATCCCCGGCGCCGCCTCGCTCCAGTGGGATTACGCGACGCGAGACGCGGCGGTGAAAGCGGGGTGCTCGACGATCGAGGTCAAAAACGGCGTCGTTTGCCTCAGTGACATCGTCACGATGTACCACCCGGACGGCGAGGTTCCGCCCGCGTATCGCTACGTGGTCGACATCATGAAGATCATGACGATCATCTACAACATCGACCTCGAATTCGCGCAACCCGAATGGGATGGCGCGCCGCTGATCCCCGACGGTCAGCCCACGGTCAACCCGAACGCGCGCCGCCCGAGCTCGGCCAAGTCGGCGCTGTTTCGCATCATCGACGGGCTCGCGCTCGAGGCGATCATCAGCGATCCCGCTGCCGCGAAAGCCGCGACCACCGCGAACATCAATGCGACGAACCCCAAGCGCCTCGACTTGAGCACGACGGTGCAGCTCTCGGGAAATACCAACATCATCTCGATCGATCTGAACTTTGGTTTCTTCTTCGGCTCGGCCGTCGCCGCCTGAGCCTCGCGCCCCCGGTCCGTCAAATCCCGCAAGTTTCATAAGGAGCAGCAGCCATGCCCGCAGTAGGTGGATCCATCCAATCGCTCACGATCCGTGGGCGGATTTTCCCAGTCGCCTCGGATGCCGAGGCAAACAAAAAGCTCGGTGGCTTCGAGAACGAGGTGCAAGCCAACGGCGACGCGACCGCGCGCAAGATCATGACCCGGGTTCCCTGGGCGATCGACGGGCTCCAGGTGGAGATCAACGACGATCGCGGCGATCAGGAATTTCTACAAGAGATTGCCGATAGCCTCGACTTTGTCTCGATGGAAATGGAGCTCGCGAGCGGCACCATTTACGCGGGCACGGGCACGGTCACCGATGAGATCCAGGCGAGCAGCCAGAACGCGACGGCGACGATCAAGATCGGCGGTCCGGGCAAGCTCGAGGCGCAGTAAGCGCCCCCATCACCAGCCGGGCGAGCTCGCGCTCGCTCGGCCCCCAAGCAAACAGGAAAGCATTCGAGTAACGGATATGACCGAGTCAAAATTCAAGGTGGCCGAGGAGGTCGCTACGGCCGAGTTCGAGCGGATGTGCAAAGCGATGCGCATCGAGCAGGACCTCGCCGAGCTCGACGAGGAGGAGCTCGCCGGCTGGAAAGCGCTGTGCGATCCGATCGTCAAAGACATCATGCGCGGGCAGCTCGTGATCAATGCCGAGGGCCTCGCGGTCTACACGCCGATCGGAGGAAAGGCGCTCACCTTCAATGCACCCACGGGCGCGACGCTCATGGCGCTCGAGACGTACGGCAAGGGCAAAGACGTTTCCAATATGATGGCCTCGATCGCCGACATGACGGGCACCGGCAAAGGTGAGTTGTCGCGGCTTCCCGCGCGCGACGTCCAAGCGTGCGGGAGACTCGCGCGGCTTTTTTTGGCGGACCAGTAATCGATCGAATCGTGCGCAACGGCGCCGACGCGCGGCTCTCGAGCGCCGGGGCCACCTACCGGGAAATGCTGCTCCAGATCGCCCGCGACTATCCCGGGCTTCCCGACGCGCGCACGCTCTCGATCGGTGAGATCGTTTTCTTCTATGACGGGTTGAGGCCGGAGCTGCATAAGCACACGCGCCCCGCGCCTGCGCCGAGCTCGGGCAAACCTAGCAAGTCTCGCAAGCACAAATAGATGGCTGGAAAAAAGTTCTCGATCGAGGCGGTATTCAGTGCGCTCGACAAGATCAGCGCGCCCATCGCCAAGATCAAAACAAAGCTCGCGGGCCTCGGCAAGGGCGCGAGCAGTGCCTTGCGAGGGGCGAACACCGCGGTAGACGCGAGCATCGCGGGCATGGGCAAGTTCAGCAACGCGATCGGCGTTGCGAGCGCGGTGAGTGTCGCGGGCCTCGGCCTCGCCTTGAAGGATACGATCGAGGAGGGCGCCAATTTCGAGCGGACGATGGTATTCGCCGCGGCGCAATTCCCCGGCATGATCAAACAGGGCACGAAGGAATTCGACGCCCTCGGCGCGGCCGCGCGCAGGGTCGGCGATGAGACCGAGTTCTCGGCGCAGGACGCCGCCGAGGGCCTCACGCTGCTCGCGACCGCGGGGCTTTCGGCGGAGGCCGCGATCGCCGCGCTGCCCAAGGTCGTCAATTTCGCGACCGCGAGCAAAGTGGAGTTCGCGCGCGCGAGCGACATTGCCAACGACGCGATGGGTGCCTTCAGCCTCACGTCCAAGGATGCGACGAAAAACGCCGCGAACATGTCGCGCGTGATGGATGTGCTCACGCGCGCTGCGGCCGACTCCACAACCAACGTCGAGGAATTGTTCGAGGCGGTCAAGGTCGGCGGCCCGCTGGCAAAGACGGCGGGCGTTTCGCTCGAGCAATTCGTCGCGTACACCGAGACGCTCGCGAGCACCGGCATCAAGGGCGCCGAGGCGGGCACGGCGATCCGGAACATGTTCCTCGAGCTCGGGTCACCGAGCACCGCCGCAGCGAAAGGAATGGCAACTCTCGGGGTCAAGCTCGCCAAGACAAAGACGGGCGCGATCGACATGACGGCGACGATCGAGCGCTTCTCGAAAGCCACCGGCAAAATGACAAAGGCGCAGAAGATCCAGGCGCTCGGCGCCGTCTTTGGAGCGCGCACGATCGGGCCCTTCATCGCGCTCATGGATGCGGGCGCGGGCAAGATCGGCGAGTACAAAACAGCGCTCGAGGGCGCCGCCGGCACGACCGAGGGAATGGCCAAGCTGCTCAGCGCCGACATGCTCGGATCGCTGCGGAATTTCTCCTCGCTGATCGACGGGGTAAAGCTCGATGTATTCACGGCGATCCGCCCGATCCTGATGGATCTGGTCAAGGCGACGAGCGAATGGGTGACGGCAAATCGCGAGCTGATCAAAACGAAAGCCGCCGAGTGGCTCGGCGCGTTCCGCGATAACCTGCCGGTGATTTGGGATTGGACGGTGAGGATCGCGACGGCCTTTGCCGGATGGCTGGCGTTTGCCGCGACGGTCAAGGCGATCAACGTTGCGATCCTCGCGTACCGTGGCGCCGCGCTGCTCGCCGCGGGCGCGACTTGGCTGTGGAACGCCGCTGCCGGGGCGAATGTTTTCTGGACGGCCCGGCTAGTGGTCGAGATCGCCGCGTACCGGATTGCCCTCGTCGCCTCGCGCGTGGCAACGGTCGCCGGTACCGCGGCGGCCTGGCTCTACAACGCCGCGATCACCGCCGGGCGGATCGGCACCACGCGATTTACGGTCGCGAGCGTGGCGAGCAAGGTCGCGCAACTCGCGGGGCAAGTGGTGACCGCCGCAGTGACCGCTACGACGTGGATCTATCACGGCGCCGTGACCGCGGTGCGCTTGGCGACCACTGGATTTACGGTGGCCACGGTCGCGAGCAGGGTCGCGCAACTCGCATCGCAAGCGGCGACGGTGATCGCCTCGGTCGCCCAGGGCGTTTACGCGGGCGTGCTCGGTGTGAGCTCGGGCGCGCTCGGCGCTTTCAGCGTTGCAGCGTACGCGAGCGTCACCGCGATCGCGGCGCAGGCCGCAGCGCTCGCCCCCTTCATCATCACGATCGGCGCTGCCGCGGCCGCCGTTGCCGCCCTCGCGTTCGCGTGGGATCAGTTGAGCAAGCTGAGCGGCGAGCTCTCGGGCTCGGGCGGTATCCTCGGGACGGCGAGCAAGATGATCGACATGGGCACGTTTGATCCGTTCGCGGCGCATGATGCCGCGATGAATGAGCAGGCGGCCAAGGATCGCGAGGCGCGCAACGCGCCGCAGGTCGTCTCGCCGCAGGCGCGCGCCGCAGCCGAAACCGCCGAGGCCACGGCAAGCGCGAGCGTCAACGGCACGATCACCGTGGCGCCGGCGCCCGGTGCAAAGGCGACGGTGCAAAGTAAATCGGGCGCGGTGCCGCTGCGCGTGAAACCCTCGGGGGCGTTTCCGTGACCTGGATCGATCGGCTCGCCGAGGCCGCGTACACCTCGCCGAAAGGCACGCGACAAACGTTCCTGTTCGAGGACGTTTCGAGGGAAGTCGAGAAGCGCACCGCGGCCTTCATGTTTCCAGGCATCGACGGCACCTATGTGCAGGACAACGGGCACACCGAGCGGCGCTATCCGTTGCGCTGCATTTTCACGGGCGCCGATTGCGATCAGGCCGCGGAGGCATTCGAGGCGCTGCTGCTCGAGCGCGGGCAAGGCGCCCTCGAACATCCGCTCTATGGCAAAAGGAACGTCGTTCCCTTCGGCACGATCACCCGCCGTGACGACCTGATGAGCGCCGCCAATCAGGCGATCGTGGAAGTGACGTTCTGGAGCACGATCGGCGCCGTGTATCCGTCGAGCGGTTTCAGTGCAAAGGGCGCGCTCGTCCAGTCGCTCGGCAAGTCATCCGAGAAACTATCGCAGTCGTTCTCGAAAGGGATGAAACTCAACACCGAGGCGCGGCGCGCAGCGTCTAAGCTCTCGGTGCGCGAGGCGCTGCGGAACGTGCAGGCCGCGCTACAAAGCGTCGCCTCCGCGAGCGATGCGGTAAACCGCGAGTTCCGGCAGCTGCAAAGCGATATCAATTTCGGGATCGATGTTCTGATCGGTCAACCGTTGCTCCTCGCGCGGCAGCTCATGAACCTCGCGACCCTGCCCGCGCGCGCGCTCGCGGGTATCGCCTCGCGGCTCGAGGCGTATGCGAATCTACTCGATCGCATGGTGGCCTCGTCGAGGACCTCGCCCGCCGACGTCTCGGTGATCCCAGCGCTGCGCGTGCGAAAGCAAAACGAGTTCACGTTGTCCAGCCTGCTCGCCTCGGCCGCGGTCACGGGCTCGGTGAGCTCGGTGAATGAGAATACTTTCCTGGCCAAGCCCGAGGCGATCGCCGCGGCCGAGGCGATCATTGCGCAATCGGAAACGCTGACCGCCTGGAGTGATGAGCGGTACGACGATCAGGAACAAATCGACGTCGGCGAGGGCTACCAAGCGTTGCAGGAAACGACCGCGCTCGCGGTGGGGTTCCTCGTCGAGATCAGTTTCTCGCTCGTGCCCGAGCGCGCGATCGTACTCGATCGCCCGCGCAACATCGTCGAGCTCGCCGCCGAGATCTACGGGTCGACCGATGATCGACTCGACTTTTTGATCACGACAAACAAGCTGACCGGATCCGGGATCATCGAGCTGCCGCGAGGGCGGCGCATTGTCTACTATGCCTGAGAAGGTCGCGGTCAAGCACAGCGACGGGCGCCGGTTCGGCGAGTGGTCGGAGCTCGATCTCTCGATCGGGATCGATAGCTACCGATGCGCGTCGCTCAGTGGCCCGTGGGATCCGGAGCGCAAGGAAATGCGCTCGGCGTTCGAGCCGCTCGCGTTCCCATCGGTCACCGTCGAGATCGGCGACGAGCTGTTTCTAACGGGGCACGTGCAAGACGTCGCGCCGGTGGTCGACGCCGATCAATCGGTGGTCGGCATCACCGCCTATTCAAACGCCTACTGGCTCACCGAGATCTGTGCGCCCGCCGATGAGCCCCCGTACGAATTCAACGGCCTCGATCTCAAACAGATCGCGTTCGTGGTCGCGGGGCATTCGCTCGGCCTGGTTGTCAACCTCGACGGCTCGCCCGGCGCCAAGTTTCACCGCGTCAAGTGCGAGCGCGATGCCGAGCTGCATGGGTTCCTCGCCGAGCTCGCGCTCCAGCGGGGTTTCGTGGTGACCGATACGGCGAGCGGCGATCTGCTGTTTCGAAGCGAGGGCCCGACGGGCTCGCCCGTCGCGCGGCTCGCGGGGCAGCCGCTCGGCAAAGTGTCGGCGCAATTCCAGCCGGGCCGGTGGTTCTCGCACATCACGGGGCGCGCGTGCAAACGCGCCGGCACGCAAGAGGGATCGAAGTACACGCAAATAAACAAGCTCTATCGGTCGTCCTTTCCGCGACACAATTGCGCGAGCGTCGGTGACACCGGATCGGCGGACGTGCCTCGCGCCACGAAAGCCATGGTGGGGCGCATGGTCGCGAGCGTCGCGACGTACACCGTCGAGGACCTGCCGACGTGGCGCGATCCATCGGGCAAACTGTGGCGACCCAACACCACGATCACGCTCACCGCGCCGGGCGCGATGATCTACAAAGAGACCGAGCTGCTCATCCGATCCATTCGATTCAAGCAACGCGGCGACGTTGAAACCGCGACCCTCGAGCTCGTGCTGCCCGGCTCGTTCGGCGGGACGCAACCGAAAGCGCTGCCGTGGGATTCCTAGCAACGGTGGTCGAGTTCCTCCGGAGCAGCGATCAGGGCACCCCTACGCCCGAGGTCAAGCTCGACCTCGGCGGCGAGGACACCGTTACCGGTTACCACTTCTCGCCCGCCGGCACCGATGCGCCCCCGAGGCCCGGCGACGTTGCCTATCTGGGCGAGGACCTCGGCGCCGGCAACGCGCAGGCCGTCGGTTACCAGGATCCAATCAATGCGGGCGTCGCCGCCGCGGGCGAGCACCGCGTCTATTCGCGCGACGCGGACGGCGCGCCCATCGCGGAGCTATGGCTCAAGGCCGACGGCTCGATCCTCGTGCGCAGCGTCGCCGGGGGCAGCTCCGCCGAGCTCGCCGCCGACGGGGCGATCACGCTCACCACGCCGCAGGGCTCCGCAGCGCTCGCCGCCGACGGGGCGATCACGCTCACCACGCCGCAGGGCTCCGCGGCGTTCGGCGCCGACGGGGCGATCACGCTCACCACGCCGCAGAGTTCCGCGGCGTTCGGCGCCGACGGGGCGATCGACCTGAGCAACGCCCTCGGCGGTGTCGCGATCGACGCCGCCGGAAACGTCGTTGCGACAACGCCCCTCGGGACATTCGGCGCCGGCACGCACACGCATGCCTCGCCCTTTGGCCCCACCGGGCCGCCGATCCCCGGCACGTGACCTTTAGCCCGCTGCGGATCTTCTCACGGTTTCTGTAGTTTCGAATGCCGCTCAACCCCGCATCCCTGCAAAGCTCGCTCGAGGCGCTGTTCGCGGATCCCCCCCTCGCGCGCGCGGATTGCGCGCAGGCCTGGGCGGACGCGATCAACGGCTACGCCGCCGGCATCGTGCCCCCCTCAACGACGGTCGCGGCCGGTATCCCCACGCTCGCGAGCGCGCTCGCGAGCGCGTTCGCGGCGCCCGCGGCGGCCTCGCCCTTCGACGCGGCGTTCGCGGCCTTTGCGGTGACCGTCGCCGGCGGCATGCTGCCCGCCTTTACCGGCGTGCCCCCCGCGGCGCCGCTCAACATCGCATCGTTACTCGCCGGCAGCCAACCGACGCATGCCGCCGCGGCCGCCGCGTTCGCGTCGCTGATCGACGCCTGGTTTCGCACGGGCCTCGGCACGCTCGTCGCACCGCCATTCACGGTCGTTCCCTGGAGCTGAGATGTGACGGACGTCCTACTACGGCAAACCAACGACGGCGGCGACGTCACGATCGAGAACGGCCTGCTCCTCATGAGCGAGGGCCTCGAGACGTCCGCCTATCTGTCGCTGTTCGGAGGGAACGAGGACGATCCCGCGGCGACCGACACCGCCCAGCAATGGTGGGGCAACCTACTCGAGGACGAGCCCGAGCGCGCGTACCGCAGCGAGACTCAATTCCTGGTGGCCTCGCTGCCCGCGGTACCCTTCAACCTGCGGCGCATCGAGCAGGCGGCAGCGCGAGATCTCCAGTGGATGATCGACACCGGCGTCGCGCAAAGCGTCACCGTCGAGGCCACGATCCCAAACGTGAATCGCGTGCTCATCGGCCTCGTGATCATCACGGCGACCGAGCAACGCATCGAGCTTTTTTTCGGATGAGGCAAGTAGCATGGCTCTCGTAACACCCACGACGGCAGCGGTCGCAAGCAACGTGATCGGGCAGCTCGAGACGGCGATCTCGCAAACGATCCCGCTGCTGCCCAAATCATTCAGCCGCGTTCTGGCCAAGGTGATCGCGGCCGTCTACATCGTCCTATACAAATACGCTGGGTTCTCGCTGCTCCAGCAATTCGTGAGCACGGCCTCCTTCGAGGAGACCGAGGTCAACGGGACGATCCTCCGCCCCCTCGTCGAGTGGGGCAGGCTCGTGGGAGTGGGCGATCCTCGCGCCGCGACCCAAGCGCAACTCACACTCCAGGTCACGGTCCTCGTTCAGGTCGGATCCCTGCCGAGCGGAACGCAGCTGCTCTATGCCCCGACGGGCGTTGTCTATCTCACCGCGGCCGCGGTACCGCTCGCGGCGCCGACGGTCATAGTCACCGCGATCGCGAGCTCGGATCAGGACGACGGCGACGGCTCGGGCACGGTCGGCAACCTGGAGCCGGGGCAAATCCTTCAGTTTGCGAGCTCGCCGCCAAACGTCGCGACGAATGCAACCGTGACCGGCTCGGCCGTCGTGGGCGCCGAGGGCGAAACCGAGGAGGCCTATCGCGCGCGCGTGCTGCGGCGATGCCAACGAAAGCCGCAGGGCGGCGCGTATGCGGACTATCAAGCGTGGGGCACCGAGGTCGCCGGTATCCGCAATGTGTTTCCCTACACGGGCGCGCCGGGCGAGGTCGATGTGTACGTCGAGGCCGAGGCCGGGCCCGACGGGATCCCGGACCTATCGCAACTCGACGAGGTGAGCGACTTCATCGAGTTCGATCCGAACGAGGCGCCCTCGCCGACGGGCCTCGCGAACCGGCGCCCGGCAAACGCGGCAGTCAATGTGCTGCCGATCACGCGCGCTGATTTCGACGTGGATATCAACGGGTTTGAGGCATCCGATCCGCCGACGGTGCTCGCCTCGATCGAGGTCGGGCTCGACGAGTTCCTGCGCGCGCGCGAGCCGTACATCGTTGGCTTGTCATCGCTGCCCCGGCTCGATCGAATCACGCAAGGCGCGATCGCCGGCGTGGTGCAAGAGATCGCCGAGGCCAACGGCGCAAGCGTCGCGGCCGTCACGCTGCGGCGCGGCGTCATCACGATCGCTCAATACACATTGGCGCGCGGCGAGCTCGCAAAGCTCGGCACGCTCAACTCGCTCTAAAAGGAACCTCCCTCAAATGGCCCTCGTCCCGAGCTCCAGATACCCAGGCCAAACCGATAGCGCGGCCGTCTATCCGCACGGCAAGGCGCGCAACGCAGGCTCCTTCCAAGACGGTACCGGAACGCCCCTAGAAAAGGACTGGCTCAACGATCTGTGGGGCTTTCTACAGGCGCTGCTCACCAATGCCAAGATCACGCCCAGCGGTTCACCCGATGAGGTCGGCGCGAGCCAATACCTGGAGGCGGTGCAGTACGCGGCGAACGCCGCGAGCGAGCGCACCGTGCTCGGAACTTGGACGACGCTCGCGGGCGCCTTCAGTCAATCGCAAAGCGACGTCCTTTGGAGCGACGATCTCGAGCTGTTTGTCACCGTCGGAGCCTCGAGCACAGCCTACACGTCGCCGGACGCGATCAACTGGACGAGCCGCGCCCCCGGCGCAAACGTAACGGCGCTTGCGGCGAGCTCTAGCCTGGGCATTGTCGCCGTCGGAAATACCGGGGCGGTGACGCACTCGACGGACGCGGTCACGTGGGCGGCGCAAACGAGCGGCACGGTTGAAAGTCTGCAAGGTGTGGCGGTGCACGGCGCCCTATTCATTGCGGTCGGCAACGCGGGAACGATCATCACCTCCCCGGACGGCGCCGCCTGGACGGCGCGCACCTCGGGGGTTGCCGTGCAATTGCTCGGGGTCGGAACCGACGGAACGCTCGCCGTCGTTGTCGGCGCCTCCGGAACGATCTTGACCTCGCCCGACGGCATTACGTGGACCGCTCAGACGAGCGGCGTCGCGGTGTCGCTGGGCGACGTCGTTTGGAACGGCTCGCTATTCATCGTTGCCGGCTCCTCCGGAACGATCTTGACGTCGCCCGACGGCATCACGTGGACCGCTCAGACAAGCGGCTTTGGTGGCCCTTTCTTCGGCCTCGACGTCACCGATAACTATGTCCTCGCCCTCGGCAACGGCGGCGAGCTGTTCGCGTCGCGCGACGGCATCACGTGGCTCGAGGTAAAGCACGGCATCACCGCCGGCCTCGGCGATCGCGCGTTGGCGTGGAATGGCGCGGTCGCTGTAGTGGTCGGCGACGGCGAGGAAAACCGCTCGGCGGCGAGGTTGCCCCTGTAGTGTTTAGTACCTTCCAGCATCTATTGCCGCGCGCGCTCGCGTGGCGCACCACGGTCGCGACGAACCTTCGGCGGTACGTCGAGGGCCTCGCGGCCTTTGCTGCCGACGTCCGCGAATTCATCGACCTCGTTTATCTCGATCTGTTTCCGCCAACGACGCGCGAGCTGTCCACATGGGAAACGCAATTTGCGATCGCCGGCACGGGCGACGATGCGTCGCGCCGGCTGCGCCTCGCCGCAGCGTGGGCCGCGCAGGGCGGGCAGTCGCCGGATTATATCCAAAGCATCTTGCACGCCGCGGGATTCACCGAGGTTTACATTTACGAATGGTGGGGCGTGAGCACCGGGCCCGCATGGATCCCGCTCGATCCCCGCAACTACACCACGCAACCGGTCGTAGGGTTCTATCAGTGCGAGGGCTCCTCGCCGTGGGAGTGTTTCGACCCTGCGCCGGGCGAGCCGCTCGCCGCGCATTGTGATGATACGTTGGCGAACGAGCCCGGCTACATCGTCAATCTGGATCTCACGCGCCGAGCGCCGCCGGCGGTACCGGATGATCCCGCGCGGTGGCCCTACTTTCTGTATTTCGCGGGCGAGGTGTTTCCCGATCTCGCGCCCGTCGATGCGGCGCGCGTTGACGAATTGAAGGAGCTGATCCTTCGGATTGCCCCCGCGCAGCAATGGATCGTTTTGATGATCGATCCCATCGAGGCGATCGAGGCAGCCGGCGAGGGCTTCGGGACGGCGCCGATGGGCACAACGGAAGTAGGAGCGTAAGACAATGGTAGCTCGGATCAAGATCAGCCAAGCGGGGCTCGCCGCCGGCGTCGCCGGTGTGTCGCGAACCGACGGGCTCGCGACCGGCGCGCTCGTGACGATCGAGGACGTGAGCGGCGCGGGCCTCAGTACGTTTCATTTGTTGTGGGTGCCCGTCGAGGACACCACCGCCGAGGCCTCGCTCGCCGCGACGGGCGATCCGGATATCTGGACATTTTCGCCCATGGCTGCGGCGTATGGCAGCTATGAAATCGAGCTCCGCGAAAGCGGCGTGCCCGTCGAGCGTCGAATCTTTGGCATCCGAACGCCCGCGAATCAGTTGCTCATCCCCGCGCTCAACGAACGGGCGAGCCGGCACGCAAACCTAGACAACGACGGCGCCGATCAGATCGCGCTATCGGAAAACAACGCGATCGACTTCCCGCTCGTGGTGCTCAACTCGTTCGCTTACGCCGGCTGGTGGCGCTCGCTGTATGAGCTCTATCGGATCGTCGAGTTCGGGCTCGGCAGCATTGCCAATAACGCGGTGACCAATGCGAAGCTCGCGAAGATGGCCGCCAATACGGTGAAGGTCAATGCGACGCCCGCCCTCGCCGACGCGCAGGATCTAACCCTTGCCGCGAACACCGTGCTCGGCCGGGTCGGCGGCAACATCGTCGCGGCCGCGCTGGTCAACGCACAGATCGACGCGGCCGCCGCAATCGCGCTCAGCAAGCTCGCAACCCAAGCGGCCAATACCATCCTCGCGAACGCGACGGCGGGCGCCGCGGTGCCGACCGCCGTTGCCCTCGCCACGAACGAGATCCTGCTACGCGCGGGGGGCAACGTCGCGGCTCTCGCCGTGGCTGCAAACACCGTGCTCGGCCGGGTCGGCGGTGACATTGTCGCGGCGGCGATCGTCAATGCACAGATCGACGCGGCGGCAGCGATCGCGCTCAGCAAGCTCGCAACCCAAGCGGCCAATACCATCCTCGCGAACGCGACGGCCGGCGTCGCGGTGCCGACCGCCGTTGCCCTCGCCACCAATGAGATCCTCCTACGAGCGGGGGGCAACGTCGCGGCTCTCGCCGTGGGCGCGAATACCGTGCTCGGCCGGGTCGCTGGCAACATCGTCGCGGCGGCGATCGTCAATGCACAGATCGACGCGGCGGCAGCGATCGCGCTCAGCAAGCTCGCAACCCAAGCGGCAAACACCGTCGTAGCGAACGTGACCAGCGGCGTCGCGGTGCCAACGGCGCACGCCGCGGCCGCGGATGAAGTGTTACAGCGCGTCGGCAGCGCCGATATGGCGTTCTCGCCCCCCCGTACCGGGCTCGCCACACAGCTGACGGCAGCCGTGGTGAGCGCGGCGACGACGTCCCTCGCTACGACGGCAACCCGGACGATCGCAGCCAATACGCTGGTCGCCGGCTCGCGTTGGCGCGTCGAGTTCACTCACCAATTCATCCGCGGCGCGACGGCGACCGCGCTCGATTTGCGCTGCTACTTCGGACTAAACGCGGGCGTCGGTCTGACAACGACGTTCACCTCGCCCACGGTCGCCGGCACCTACTATCTCCGGACCGTGGTCGAGTTCACGATCTTGACCGTCGGCGCCGGCGGGACGGCAATGGCGACGATCCAGTCGTGGGGCAACGCCTTCACCGGCGGAGCAACTCGGTTCGAGGCCGCGGTCAATCTCGCCCTCGCGATCAACACCACGACTTCAAACACGATCAGCGGCGCAGCAGACATGAGCGTGGGCGTCGCGGCGACGTCGATCACCGCGACCGGCGGCAACGTCGAGCGAGTGAGCTGATCAAATGACCTCGGCGAATTTCCAGCGAGCGATCCCGATCCTGCTCGAGGAGGAGGGCGGACTGGCGGACGACCCAAACGATCCGGGGGGCCTCACCAAATACGGGATCTCTCAGCGGTCCTATCCGGGCGTGGATATTCGGGCGCTCACGCCCGAGGCCGCGACGGCGATCTACGCGCGCGACTGGTGGCCCGCCTGCGGCGCTGACCGCCTGCCTTGGCCGCTCTGCCTGTTTGTTTTCGATCACGCGGTCAATGCGGGCAGGGTCAGCGCGATCAAGTGTTTGCAGCGAGCCGCGCACGTGGGCGCGGACGGCAAGCTAGGACCGCTCTCGCTCGGCGCCGTGCAAGCGGCGAACCTGCGCCTGCTCTGCAGGCAATTCAACGTCGAGCGCTGCCGCTACTACATGAGCCTCGACGGGTTCGAGCACCACGGGCTCGGATGGATCGGGCGCGTCGCGAGCGTCGCGTTCAAGGCCGGCTGGGTTTCGTGACGACGGCATGGCGCACGGATGCCGACCGAGGCATTTAGTCACGCGCCCCGTAGGGTGAGACGAAGCGGAATGCAACACCGCGCGACTCGGTCCACACTTGGGCATGTCGGCGGAACTAGTTCTCGGCGGCGTAACTCTCTGCTCGCTCGGTGTGAGCGTCTGGCTCGAGCACCGATTCGCTCGGCGCGAGTCGTCGCTGCGCGTCAAGCTTGGCGCCAGCCGCACCTCGCTCGAGGCCGTCGAGGCCGAACGCGATCACATGCGACGGCAATTCAACGCTCAGGCCGTCGAGCTCGCGCGGTACCGCGGCTCGCTCCCCGCCCAACACCGGCTGACCCGGGTGTTTACCGGTCTGCCCCGGCCGCCCGAGGACGAGGGCGAGTAACAGGCTTGACGGCGAGGCCGGTCCGGCCGCATCATTCGCCCTCGTGTGACTCGCGAAACCTAACGCCGCGAGCGGCCGCCCCCCACGGCCCTCGCGGCGCCTTCCTTTTGTGCGTTCGTTTGCCGGCGCTGCCGCCGTGCCCCATGCTTGCGAGCATGCGGAACCCAAAGGACCCGCCCACGCTGCCGCCCCCCGTGCCGCGCGAGCCGTTCCTGCTGCTGCGCACGCCGCCCTCGGGCACGCAGCTCGGCCTCGCGTCGCCGTCGGCGCTGCCCCCTCGCGCGAGCGCGCCTGCGCCCGCCCAGGCGCCCGCGGCCGCTCCCGCCGAGCCGCGCAGGGTAGACCTCGCGGACCTCGCCAATACGCCCGAGGGCCTGCGCGTCGCCGAGGGCCTGCGCCTGGAGCTCGCGCACTTCCGGCAATGGCTCCCCGGGCAGCTCGTCCAGCTGGAGCGGGGCGCGCGCGCCCGCCGGCGAGCTCGCCGAGGGCAGTGGCTCACCGGCCTCGCCGGCGTCGCCCTGGCGCTGCTCCTCGCCGTGGTGAGCGGGGCGACCGCCCTGCGGTGGCCCGCGTACGGGCGTCTAGTGGCCCGCGCTGCCCCGCTGCCTGCGCCGACCGCGGCCGACCCTCGGCGGTGAGACCGCGCGCCGCGCTCGCGCTGGACGGGGCAGCCTGCGCCGCGGCGGTGGTATGCGTTCCTGCTATCGGGAAATTAAGCCCGGGGCTCCCCGTGCCGTTCCCATGGGGCAATGACTCGGTGGCTCGCCCCCCTCGCCCTCGCGCTCGCCGCCGGGTGTCTGCCCGAGTCGGTTGAGGTTGTGGTTCTCACACCTACAACCCCTGAGATCGAGCAAGTGCTGCTGGCCGCCGATGCGCGATGGGAAGCCGCCGGCGTGGCTCCGGACCGCATCCAAATCGCCCCCGGCGGCGCGCCCGTGCGGCTCGTGCCCGAGCGCTGCGGCTCGATCCTTCCCGGCAAGTGCGTCGCGGAAACGCGCCGTGTGATGCGCGGCCACGCGTTCCGCGGTGTGCGCTGGATCGAGCTCTATGACCTCGATGTAGACGTTGCGGCCCACGAGATGGGACACGCCCTCGGGATCAAGTTCCACATTGATGCGGACGTCGAGAGCTATCCGGACGGTGTCGCTGACTGTGGGACGGACGGCGCCCACCGCCCGCTGATGTGTTCTAGCGCCGGGCCGGCGATCGTCGCGTCTGACCTCGACGCGGCCTGCTCCGCGGGCGCGTGCGAGCGCTTCACCCCCGAGCTTTGACCGATCGCGAGGGCATGCGGTCCGCGCAGGCCGAGCACAGCGCGGGGCGCGCCCAGTAGCAGGGCTCACCGGTGCGGGCGACGCATTGCGAGCAATCCATTTCCGTGCAGTCGCACACCGAGCATTGATCGAGCACCGGATCGATCATCCGGAGCAGCTCGCGAGTCTCGCGCGCCCAGTCGAGCGCGTCGCGTTTGTCGGTCGCTGGATACCGCAAGACGTGCCAGCCGCGCAGCACGGCCGCGCGGTGCTTTTCCAGATCCTTGCGCGCCCCGTCTACCGTTTGATGCCGCCCGGCCTTGTCCGGATTGCCTCGCGCCCGCCCGTCGATCTCGATCGCGATCTTGTAGGGGGCGATCGCGAAGTCGAAACGCCACTTGCGCGATGGGTGGAACACAAACTCGGTGTCGAGGACGACGCCCTGGAGCGGCGGCAGCATGAGCCACGCGAGCTCGAACGCTCGTTCCGCTAGGCTGCGCCGGGCCCGCCCCCGAGGACTCGGCGCCGAACCTTGCCGGCCTTTGCCTCGCACTCCGCGAGCGCTCGCTTTCCCGCCGGCGATGCCGCCCATTCGTCGCGCAGTGCTTGGCACCACCGCGCGAACCGAGTGTCGCGCCTTTCCCAGTCGGACGTCTTGCGCGTGAGCAGGGATCGCACGGCGATTTCCTCGGGCGTCAAATCGTTGAAATGGATCATGCGCGGTCAAGGATCCACACCTCGGTTGCAGTCTGGGCACGGGCCATGGATCGCGCAAATGCCGTCGCCGCTCGCCGGCGGTGCCGGCGGTGCCGGCGCGCCCGGTGCGCTCGCCTCGCGGATGGCCTGAATCGTGGCGGCGGCGCTCGAATAGGTGAGCGTCAAGTGATAGATGTTTCGCAGGCGCGCGCGCAGGTCGCGGCAGCCCTCACACGCGCCGCCGGCGGCGAGCTCGTCGCCGGGCGGCGAGGCCTCGGCGGTAGGCTCGCGGCAGAGTAGCTCGATCCGTTTGGCGATCCGCGAAACCTCGTCGAGGTCGTAGGGGCGCGGCATCGTGGCGCGCTCGCGCACGAGGTTCGCGATCTCGGTGTCGATCTCCGCACGCGTCCGAAGGCGGCGCGCCGCCTTGCACACCGCGTCGAGCGCTCGACAAACGCCCGTTCCCATGGGCTTAGGTCCGGGCCCGGGGGTATGCCAATACGTGACCGACTCGTGAGCGAGTTCCTCGAGCAGCGCGCGCGGTGTGCGGCTCCAGTCGTAGATCTCGGTCACAGTCGCAACCCTCGCGGCGCGCTCGCTTTGCGCCCGCGCTTTGCCGTCGCCTTGCGCTTGCCGGCCTTGCGCTTGGCGGCCTTGTCTTTGCGGATCGAGGCGTCGCGTTCAAAGACGATGTTCTCGAGTACGCTCGGCATCGGATACGCCGCCGGCAACGCCAGGCCGGCGATCGGCGCTGCCCGTGTGTGCTCGACGCGGCACCACCGCTGGACGTCGGCGCGAACCTGTTCGTGCCACGACTTGACTTGTTTGATCGTCGGAACCATCTCGGGAGGGCGCACGCATGCGATCAAGTATCTGAGGTCGACCGGCTCGAGCAGCGGGCCCTCGCCGTGCCGCGGCTCGCCCGTCAACGCGCTCCACGATCCCAGCGGCGGCGCCGGCTGGTCGAGCGCGAGCACGCCTTGCCTCGACTCGAATACTTTCCGAGTTCGGATCTCGCGGCGTATCTCCGCGCTCTCGAGCTCGAGCTTTTTTCTGGCGACGTTGAGCGCGCGGATCTGTTTGCGCTTGTCGCTCACCTCCGCGACGTTCTCGTCGCACTCCGCTTGCAAAGCGAGGTTCAGAGTTTTGCGTTCCTCGATCTCCTCCGGAGTGAGATCGCGTTCGTACATCCCTTGTCCGTCTGTCACTGAATGGCTCCGATCGGTTGTTGTTCCCGAGCTCGCGCGAGCTCTATCCGCGCGGCCTCGGTGAGTGTCATTGCGCGCGCGCGGCGAGCATGCCGCACGAGCATCCCCTTTGCCGCGAGGCGCGATAGATGTTCGTGGATCGCCTGCCGGCTATGCGGGCTGAGGCCGAGGGCGATCGTAAATTCCTGGTAGGTGGGAGGGAACCCGCGCTCGGCGACCGAGCGCTCGATGATCTGCAACATCTCGAGCTGCCGCGGCGACAACGGCGGGACGCCGGCGCGCGCGCCGAGTAGGCCACTCATGGGACAAACTCCCAATCGTTCGAATCGTTGAGGTCGAGATCCTCGACGGCCTCCGCCTCGCCCTCGGGCCCGAGCTCGGCGCGCTCGAGCAGCGCGAGGGCCGCGCCCTCGCCGGCGGGCTCGTTCTCGGTCACGCGGCGCCCCCGATCGCCGCCTGCCGCTGCTCGGCCGCGGTCATGAGCAGCGCCCCGAGGCGGGCCCGTAGGTCGTCCGGGCTGAGGCCCGCGGTGCTCGGATCGTCCGCGAGCTCGACGAGCAACGGCGCCACATCGACGCCATGCTCGAGGGCAAATTCGCGGTGAGCCGGGCACACCTCGACGGGGCGCCCGAGCTCGCTGCCTCGCCCGCGGGGATCTCGGATCGTGCTTGTCAGACTTCGAAGAGATTTTTTAGATGGGTTGGGGAGGGTTGGGCTGGGATGCGCGCTCGCCCGCGTAGGCGCGGGCACGGGCGCGCCCTCGTGCGGGCGCTCGCCCGCGAGGCCGTCCCGTGGGACCGTCTCGCCGGTGTCACGCGAAATGTCACACCCGTCACGTGTGACATGTCCCGCGGTGTCACGTGTGACATGTCCCGCGGCGTCCCCGCCGGCGGTGAGCTCGGCCGATAGGCGCCGGACGGCGGCGAGCTCCAGGCGCTTGCGCTCGCGCTCGTCCTGTTTCCGGAGCCGGGCCTTCTGCCGCCGTAGCTCGATCTCCTCGGGCGCTGCCGAGTGATCGAGATAGTCGTGCAGTTTCCACCCGCCCTCCGCCGGCTCGACGAGGCCCGTGCCGCGCTGCCCCCCGGGCAGCAGCCGGCCGCACTCGATCAACGCCTGGAGCGGCTTGCGCCGCGCAGCGCGAGGCGCTCCAGGCAATGCGTCGAGCTCCTCGTCGGGAACAAACCCCTCGGTGTCGGGATGTAGCGAGCAATAGCGTTTCATTGCCAGCCACATCGCGATCACGTCGTTGCCGCCGAGCTTCACCGCTCGGCACCACTTCTCGCCCCCGACAAATTCCTCTTTGATGAGGATCATTTCGTGCTGCCTCCTTTGCCCGTTGCCTTCCCTTGCACGGGCGACTCGAATCGTTAGCCCGTTGCGGTGATGCGTTCCGGCAAGTGCTCGGCGCAGAACGCGATCGCGTAGCGCGTGGCTTTCTCGCGCCCGAGCTCGGCCTTCATCGGACCGAGGAGCGGATCGCGTTTCATGCGATCAATGATCTTCCCGAGGTTCGCGAGGTCGATTGAATCGAGCTGCACTTGCATGCTCTGCCGCGGGCGCTCCGGAGGCGGGGGATCGACGCAAATGGGTTCGGATGGTTCGGCTGGCTTGGTTCGTTTGCTCACTGTCGTTCTGCTCCTTACGAGCCGCGCGATGGTACGCGCGGCCGCTTTCAATTCACGCCGATCCATGCGCACGAGCGCCCGGTGCTCGCCCGCGCTCACTCGGCCTCTCGTTCTCGGGGCGCCGGCGCCGGCGGCGTGGGATCGGCGAGCCCGAGCTTGCCGAGGTGCCACTCGCATACGCGCTCGCCCGAGGGCATGGGCACGTGTAGCGTCCTGCATTTGCAGCGCTCGCAATAGTCGACCGATGCCACGGTGATCACAACGGCGCCTCGCCTTGCCATTCGCGGAGCGCCGCCGTTTCCGCAGGGTCGTCCACTGGAGGCGGGCAACCCCACGCGCAACGCCAATCGCTCTCGCCGCTATCGCTGCCGTCGCTCAGTAGCCGGCACGGGGCGCGCCGGCGGCAGAGCTCGCACTCCCCGAGGTCGTCCGCGACATGCTCGAACACCAGGGCGGCGACGGCCTCGGGCAGGCGCGCGAGCAAATGCGCGACCTCGGGGGGCGGCAGGCCGTGCCGTGTCCACTCCCGCGCCGGGCCTCGCGGCAGCCCCTCGAGCTCGCGCAACGCCCAGGCCTTGATCAGCTCGTCGGCGCTCATCGCGCGTAGTCGAGCCGGCAACGCCCGGCAGGCCCCGATCAGTTCCTCGTCGCTCATCATGCCCCCTCCGGAGGCGCCGCCGGCGGCGAGGCCTCGAACCATTCGGGCCGCTCGACGCGCAAGATCTCGATCGTCTCGTCGGGCGAGAGCAGCACGCTATTTGTCACCTCGACGAGCCGCACGACCGCCTCGGCGACGAGCGCGCGAACCGCGGCCTCGAACGCGGGGCGGCGTTTGGCGAGCACCTCGACGGTAAACATTGCGCGGTCGCCGTCCGGATCGCCGAGGCCGCTGTCATCGTCGAGCGCCTCGCGAGCTCGGTCGATGGCGCGATCGGTCGCCTCCTCGATGTGCTCCTCGGTGATCGTCGCGCGCCGAAAGCCCTCGCACGTGATCGCCCCCATCTCGCGGATCACCTCATCGGTGGGGCGCCCCGGCTCGAGGTGACTTTCGACGATGGCCTCGAGGGCGCTGATCGGATCGAGGTGTGTGAGGCGCTCGGCATCCGAGCAATCCCAGAATTCCGCGGCGATCCCATTGAACTTGTCTCGTGCCGTCACTTGAGTTTCTCCGGTTTGAATGTGTGTTGCCATTGCCTGCCGCCGGGCCATGTGACGGGCCGCAGGTTGCGAGGTAAGTAGAGCGGGTGCTCCGGGTTCCCTTTGCCGGTGAGGCGCAGGACGTGGATCGTAACGCCCGCCTGCCGTAGCAGCGTGCGCAGCGCGAACGCATCACGCTCACGAATGTTGTTGCCCCACGCGGCGACGAACAACGCCGCGGCGCTCGCGCAACGGACGACCGTCGCGTGATTGCCGGGCCCGATCGGTTCGTCCGCGCCGAGCATCGCCTTTGGATCGGTACTGCGCCAAGCGTACGCATTGACTTTCACCAGGCGCCCGAAACCCCAATCGCGCGCGAACCCGAGCTCGCGCCGGATCGTCGGATCGTCTTTCGTCGCGTCGGCGGTGCTCGGATTGAGGCCGCAGAAAACGACGGTCGGCCGGGTCGGGTCCCATTCCCGCCAAAGGGCGAAGCGATACAGGCCGCAGGGCGAGAACGTCGCGCCGTTGATCATTGGTGCGCCTCCGCGCTGCCGAGGCCGCGCAGCGCATGGATCGGGCAGGGGTTGCCGTGCTGCGCCCAGAATTCGCACCCTCGGCACGGCTCATCGGTGGGGTTTGTCCAGCGATAGCCGTCCGGCTCGACGTGTGTTGTCTCGCTCGTCTTGCACTCGCACTCGACGCGATGCGCGGGATCGACGGGGCGAAAGTAGTGGCGGGCGTGCCCGGGGTGATGGTTGTCCTCTTCCCATCCGACGATCCCAAACGCTCGCTGCGCGCGCGCGAGCTCGGCTGGCTTGGGGCGCTTGCCGAACCGCGAAACGGAGACATACCATTGCGGCCCGACGCCGCTGCCGTCTGGTAGGTCGGCATTGATCAACGATGAGACGACGCTAAGGCGCCCGTCGGTCCACATACTCTGAGAGATCACGCCCGAGGTCCAAGCGCTCGACGGTACGCGCATCGTGCGCCAGGCGTGCCCGCGTGGCTGCGGTTCTCTCATTTGCGAACCCCGCAGCGGGCGCAGCGAGCCGGCGCATAGAGGATCGAAACCCACCACTTGTGGAAGCCGAGCCGGCAAAGCAGTCGACCGATCATGCTTGCCTCGCTTTCTGCTCCGCGATCGCGGCCTTCAACCCCGCCCCACGCTCGGCGGGATAGTTGAGCCACTTGAAAAACCGACTGTCGCTCAGGTGCGCGATCCCCCACCGCTCGATCCCTTTGCTCTTGGCAAAGAGCGATTGCTTGACGGTGTCCGGCGAGTCACCCCACGACGGCAGCAATAGCATCCCATCGCAACGCGAGAGCAGCAGCGTACAACCCTCGCGCCAGAAAGCATCGGGCACCACTCCAGACAGGACGCGCCCGAGCGAGTGAGGCACGACCGGCATGCCCCCGAGCTTGGCGACGCGCATCGCGACGGCCTCGGCATGATGCGCGTCGCAAGCGATATCCCAGGCGTGCGTGCCGCTGAACTTGCCGGCGATGAAAACCAGTTTCACGGCGTCGCCTCGGCGCGCTCGGCGAGCGCCTGGCGATACGCATCATTTATCCGGGCCATGGTGGCCGAGTCCCCGCCCTTGTCCGGATGATGTTCTGCCGCGAGCGTGCGGTAGATCCCGCGAATGTAACGGGCATCCGCGTCGCGAGACACCCCGAGCACCTCCCACCATGCCTGGGCGCCGGCCGTCTCGGGCAGGCGCGCGAACCCCTCGAACGCGCGATCCTGGATCTCGCCGGCGCCGCAGCGCTTGAGTCCGCGGATATAGTCGATCGCCATGCCGAGGGCGCGGACGTTCTCGCGGACCGTGTACCAGTGATCACACGGGATCTCCTTCGGAGCGGCCTTGCCCGTCTTTGGATCGCGCATCGTCCAATACACGGCGACGCCCGGATCAGATATCCGCTGCTCGGCATGGTCGCCGCGATACATCGTGCCGTCGCGACGGATCGGCACGTTGCTCGAGACGATGATATCGCGGCCGCCGAGCTGCCGAATGCTACCGAGCAGCTCCTCGAGCGCGACGTCGGTCGTCACCTTGTAGGGGCTGCTCGCGCGATGTTTCGTGCGCGCCCACCCGGAGGGCCAGCACAGCGGGAACGCTTTGATCGCTTCGTTGTCTTTCATAGATCCCCGTCGTCCTCGCTGATGTAGTCGTAGGGCAGCGCCGCCGGCGCCGGCGGCGAGCTATCGGCGATGCCGCATTCGCAGGCGGACACGCCGCACCGATCGGTGTGCTGGCTGTGGCCGCAGGCGCCGCAGCTCGGCCCGAGCAAGCTCGGATCGTCGTCGATGAAAAATACCGCGCCGATCGCGGCGATGGGTATCGCGACGAGGGCCCCGAGGGCCGCGCGTCGCTGTAGAAACTTCCCTGTTTCTGTCATGTCTGCTCCGTTCAAACCGGCGAGAGCTCGCCCCTTCGGATCACGCTCGCCGTCGGTACCTCGCGAACCCCTCGGGCTCGCCCTTCCCATCCCAGCCGATCGCGGCACGCCATGCGGCATCACCGTCGGCAAAGTCGTAAACGTCCTCACCGTCACGCATCCAGCCGCCGAGGAGCGGGCGCCAACGGCGCGCGACTAGGGTGAAAATCCTAGCCCCGGCGAGCTTGGCTCGCACGAGATAGAGCTCGCCGCCACGGGGCAGCTTGCGCGTCGCGAGGCACGAGGCACCGCAGCGCACCCGATCCTCGGCCTCCCACGCGAGCTTGATGATCTCGCCGTCGGTCACCGCGCGTTGTCCCACTAGACGGCTCCCTCGTCGGTCAGCGGCGTGGCCTCCCAATGGGCGCCCGCATAGTCGATGCCGCCCGGTTGCAGAGCGAGCAACGCGATCCCCATGGCGAGTGAGTTCAGAATCGCCCCGTCGCCGGAGGGTGAGCCATTGGCGAAGCTCGCGGGTCCGTTGCCGTGCCTACCGCGGAGCTCGTCGCACTTCTCTCCCCCTGCAATGACCCCGGAGGCGTCGTGGGCGCGCGCGCAGCGCTGCTCTGTTGTCCACTGCCGGGCGTGTGCAATCCAGAGCGGGACGAGCGTCCGCAGCGAGAGAAGGAGCAGCTCGCGCCGCTGCGCCTCGGTGTCGATGCCCTGCACCTGGGCGTGCATCTCGGGCGTCATAGGTCGCACGGAGCGCTCGGGGCAGGCCCGTGTTGCAGGATACGCACCGCGTTAGAAAACAGCTTGGGGCTCTTGGCTCCGCGCGTTGCCATCTTCACCGAGGCGCCGAGCCGGCGGAGCTCGCCGTAGCGTTGACGGCGGTCGTGGCGATGTTTCGCCTTCCAATCGGACAGAATGATCGTGTTGCTCGGGCGCATCTCACCATCGGGGTCGACGACCTGGCGCAGCTTGTCGTTGGCGGCAGCGGCGAGTTGCACGACTCGCGTGCGAGTGACCCCAAACTCCGGAGCGAGCTTGTGGGACGGCTCGTCCAATTGTCGCTGAGAGTACCAGGCCACGGCTTCACGCAACGGCATCGACAGCAGCGCGCGTTTTATGTCGATGAGCAGCGCCAGATCAGGGGTCGGCACGATCCGGTGCCACTCATGCAAACCGGTAAGTTGCGGGGGGTCGCCAAGGCGCCGCCGGCGCGCATAGCCGAGTGGGGAGCGTTTCCCAGAGCTGTCAGCCCATGCGTTCTGGCCCCACTCGAGCGCGGCCGCGTGCATCGCGTGCTTCACGGACACGAACACGAGGAGCCGCGATGCCGACTCCGCGCCCTGTAGATAGCGCGTCGCGTGAAGCCAGCCCGCCTGCACCAAATCACAGAGCTCGATTGTGTTGCTGCTCGGCAGTCCGCGGCGCACGATGCGAGCCGCGTCGCTGATCGGTCGAGCGAAGTCGTCCACGTTCATCAACCGGCCTCCGCGATGTAGGTCGCCGCGGCGGTCTCCAGGTTCGCGCACGGCGCCGTATCCCAGTAGTTCGGATCATCCACCGGGTACCGCGCGCAAAACATGCCGTTCGTCACGCGCAGTTCAGTCGCGGACACCTCCCAACGCATCCCCGCAGCCGTCGCTCCACCGGGACAATAAGCGCCGATCGCCAGGCCCTCCGCGATCGCGTTGAACACTTCGGCGATATCGCCCTCGCGCGCGGTGCCGATAGCGTCGCGATCGGCGATGGCCGCGGCGGCTTGCGCGTAGGCAAGCACCTCGCCGAGCTCGTGAGCGCGGCGCTCGCGTTCCTTCGGGTCCGTCGGGTAGTGGCGCGTTGCCCAGCGCGGCACCGCATCGAGCAGCATCGGCAGAAACCACTGGCCGCCGAGCCCCTGCCATTCGCTCGCCGAGCGCTCCAGCGCCATGGCCTCGATATCCGCATCCGTCTTGCCGGCCCAGAATGCTTCTCGCTCCGCTCGCCGGCGTGCTTCCCGACGCGCAACGAACGCCTCCAGGGTCTCCAGCGCCGGCTCGGAAAGACTTCGTTGCTGCGCTTTCGCCGCCCGGCGCGCCTTGCGATTGTGGGTACCGCCGGCTTGCTTTCCCACCGGTCGCGCCTTGCGGATCCGGACCTCGCCCCGTCGTCCACCGCCGCTCATCAGAAACGCTCCGAAAATTCGAGCTGGCATTCCTCGCACAGCCCACCGTTCGAGGACGGCCACACCGGGCCCTCGCCGCAATCGTCGCAGAGCGACGCGCGCGCGTCGCAATGCTTGCACGCGATGAAGGGCTCGCCGCCCTCCGGACACTCGGGCATCGACGTGATCCAGTGGTGCGCCTGCCCCGCGCACTCGAGGCAGCGCCGGCAGCCCGTCACCGGCGCCGGCGCCGGCTCAACCGATGAGCAGTGCTCGGGCACGGTGAGGATCCACGTTGCGCGACATTCGTTGTCCGCTGGGAACGGGCAGCGCTCGTGCCGCGCGTCGAGGCGCACCCATGCCAGCGCTCGACGAAAGCACTCGCGCGCGACGTTGCCCCATGCGCCGACGGGCGCGCCGGCCTCGTCGCTCACCACGTAGACACGCTGCCCTAGCTTGAGTCGCGAGACGCTCACCGGTGCACCTCAGCATCGGGCACGAGGAACCGCAGCAGCTCGCCTCGCTCATTCAGATCCATGCCGCACCCGAGGCAGCAGCGATCCTCGTCGCTGCGGGTGACGTTGCGCTCCTCGCACGTGATGCACACCCATTCCTCGGGTGCGGCGCCGACGCCGGAGACCTCTGCCCGCGCGAGCGCCTCGGTGACTCGCGGGCTCAACGCGCGGCATAGCGTCTCGGGGAAACCGAGCGCCCGCTTGATCGCGTTGCCCCCCTGTGCGGCCTGGGCGCTATCGGTCAGCGAGGCGCCCCACGTGACAACGTGCGTCGTGCCGTCCGGCGACCAGCCGACGAGGATGGCTTGCGTAAGCCCGAGCTCGGTCGCGAAACGCTCGAGCTGCTCGGGCAGAATGATGATCGGCTCGCCGCTCATGGCACCCACCCGATCGAGACGTGCCGGCGCAAGTAAGAATAGCCGCGCTCGCATCCGATGCCGAGCAACGCGCCGCCCAGGGCGACGAGCGCGAGGAACGCGAGCCACTGTCGACCGCTTCCGAACATCACGCGCGCCCCCGAGTAACGGCCTTGCGAGTCGCGATGGCGATCGAGCGCTCGAGGCTATCGGCGCACTCGTTCAAAATGCGGGCGTACGCGGAGGCCCGTACTGCCCCCTCCGGGAATTTGTGACCGCCCGCCGGCACGTCACCCTCGATCGCGTTGTGCCGCGCCGCGACGGCCTCCCATTCGCGCGCCACGCGCCGCCAGCGTCTCACCAGATCCTTGCTCATCGGCGCACCTTGATCGCTTGCCGTTTGCGTTTGCCCCGCGCCGCCGGCGAGCTCGCCGCGGGCAGCATGGCCACGATGAAGGCCGCGGCGTTCTGCGCCTCGGCCGCGGCCGCCTCGAGCGCGGCCTCGCGCGTCGCGCCGACACCGGGGTAACGATCGGCACCGATGCGGAGGCGGGCGTGCCAAGTGGATCGCGTTTGGCGCACTTTCCAGTCGGCGGTCCGCTCGTCCTCACCGATCGAGATCGGGGCGTTCGAATAGAACCCGTCCGGCTCGCGCCGAGGCGGAGGATCGAACGCGATGCCTCGCCAGACAAACCCCGGTGGGGGGCGCTTGCTCACGGTCACCGCTGCCCCCATGGATCGACGTAGGGCGCCGGCTCGAACCCCGCGGCGCGGATCTCGGCGACCTCGGCGGGCGTGAGCCGGAACCCGTAGCCGCCGGCCTCGACGAATTTGCGACGCGCCTTTGCGACCCACGCGCGCATGCCGTCGCCGAGCAGCTCGACTTGCGCGGTACCCTCGGCGCTCACGAGTCGGCCTCGCTCATCGCCGCGATGGCAATGCAGACAGGCCAGACGACGGCACACGCCGCGATGCTGAGCAGGGGCATGCGAGGCCTCGAACCGGCGAGCAGCACGCCCACGTAACAGGCGGCGCCCCCGAGCCACGCGGCGAGAGCCACGTCGCTCACCACAGCCCCCAGGCGTGCCCCGCGCAGGCCATGCAAGCGAGCCACGCGAGGACGGTGAGGCCGCGCACCGCGACCCATGCGGCGGCCCTCACGAGGCCCCCTTGCGCTGCGCCCGGACGACCTCGAGCCGGACCGGCGCCGGTGGGGCAGCTCGGGCGGCCTCCGCGAGGCGGGCGACCTCCGCGGCTCGAGCGGCCTCCGCGAGGCGGGCGACCTCCGCATCGATAAGCGGTTCGAGCGCGCGCAGCGCCGTCCAGTTGCGCTTATCGTAGTAGGCCTGCCCTGCCGCCTGGAGGAGCTCCAGCGGGGTGGCCGGCGTGGTCACACCCGGGTGTGACCCTCGGTCGCTTCCGGTCGCTTCCGGTACAGGCTCACCCCCCGGATTTGCCGGGTTTTGTTTCCTCCGGTCGCCAAAGGCTGGATTTAGGTTCCAGCACCTCACGGTATGGGAGTTCGACCCTCCCCTCGCGCACTCAGCATCAAACATGCTCGATTTCTCATTCTCCGGAGCCGTCGAGCACTCGCCCGCGAGGGCATGGTCACACTCGGGGTCACACTCGTTCCGGGCGTTCAGTGGTTTCGAGTCGCGGTGGACTAGATCCGCGCCGCCGTCGTCCGCGTAGTCCACCCCGTCGCGCTGCCCCGCGCTGCCCTGCTGCTGCGCCGCAAACCGGGCGGCGAGCAACGCGCCCGGGGCGTAGCCCTCGACGATCTGGACGTACGCGCCGGCGGGCGTTGCCTCGCCGTTAGCCGGTCCGCGGGGCGGGTGTAACGGCGAGGTAACAGGATCCAGCCAGTCGCCCTCCGGCTCGCCCGCGGCGTTGCAGCTCACGCACGCCCAGCCGGACCGCTTGCCCGCCTGGACGCGTGCGAGCGGGCGCTCGCACTCCGGGCACTGCGGCGCGGGTAGACGCGCGCCGGGGAGGTCAGCTCCCGGCGTGCTCGATGCTGGCCCCTGACCGGGCCCGTCGTTGTCAATTGCAGTCGCTTGCAACGGCTCGCCCCCGCCGAGCGGGTTGCAGGAACGGCCGCCGGTTGCAGGAACCGACGTCGGTTGCGCGCCGACCTCGGTTGTCGGTTCGCCGGCGGCGAGCTGCCGAGGCTCGGGCCCGGCGGCGAGCACCGCGGCGTCGAGCTCGCCCGCGACGTCGAGGCCCATTGCCTGATCGAGCGGCAGGTAGGGCGCGAGCCCGAGGTGCTCTATCGTCGCCTTGCTCCGGTTGTAGCGCGCGATCATCGTGTTCGACTCGTGCCCCGTGTGCTGGGCGATCGTTTCGTTGTCGATGCCAGCGAGCTTGCACCACGAAACGAACGTCGATCGGAGGTCGTGCTCGCGGAGGCGGCGCAGGCGCCCGGCGGTGAACAGCAGCCGCTCGCGTTCCGTTCCCGAGATCTCGATGTGCCGTCGCAAATCGTGGGCGGCCTTTTTGTAGTTCGTGGCGGTGAGCCACACGAACGGACCGGCGAGCTCGGGGCGCAGGCGCTTGAACGCCTCGAGTACTTCGCCCGTGCCGGGCATGAGAACGAACATGAGCGCGCGGCCCGTCTTCGTGGCGGGCACGTTGAGAACCCACCGAGCCGGCATCCCATGCATGGGCGGCAGTAACTCGAGGTGCTCCCATCGGATGCGGAACGCCTCGCCGAGGCGCAGGCCCTCACGGATGATGAATCCCCAAAGCACGCGATAGTCGATCGAGATCTCGCCGCAGCGCATGAGCCGCGCGTATTCCTCCGGATAGAGGAACGGAAACTCGGGCGCCTCGCCTTTGGCGAGGATCGGCAGCTTGCACACCGCCGAGAGCGGCCACGCGGGAATGATTCGCAGCTCGACGCCGATCTTGACGACGCGCCTGCATACTTGCGCGTAGGCCCGAAACGTCGAGTCTGTTTTGCAGTGCGCCCGCGCCGGTCGCATCGCGCGCCAATAGTCGTCATCATTGAACGTCGCGAGTGGCACGTTCTCGATGAACTTGCACAGATACTCGACGCGCGGCTCGTCGGTTGCCTCGGCGGATTTTTTGCCATAGCCCGCGTTTGGATAGAGGCGGGCGAGTTCCTGAGAACACCACGCCCGCGCGAGCTGGCCCCACGTGACAAAGCGCGACGAGGCCTCGCTCGTTTTCTCGCGCGGGCGCGACATGACGACGTTTGCCGCAGCGATCGCAAAGTTGAATTTCTCCTCGTCGCCGGCGACGGCGGCCGCCTTGCGCATCAGATACGCGGCCTGCGCGCCGCGGCCGACCTTTACAAGCGCCTTGCGCATCGCGGTGATATCGGCCAGGCGCGCGACCGCGAGCGCCCGGCGCGCCTGCGGCGGCCCGTACGACTCATCGATCGCGAGCTTCAAACGAAACTGTCGACGATTGCCTCGCTTGCCCGTCGTGGGATCCTTGGGGTCCTCGAACCCCGCGCTGATCATCTGAGAGAACCCGCCCGCGACGGGTAGCAAACCACTTCGTACTTTGCCCATCTCAGAGACTCGACTTTCTTTGCGCGAGGCGATGCTGCTGGAGCCGCAGGGTAACGAGCAGCTCCCATCGCGCGGAGGCCAACGTTTGCGGGCAGTCTCTGTGCTGCGCGGGCAGCGCCAGGAACCCGGCACGAGCACCGCCGAGATCTTCAGGCCAATTGACGTTGCTGCTCACGCCGCAGCGGTGACAATGAAACCAGATCTCGACCCGCTCGTCGCCCTCGCGATCGGGCTCGGGCGTTAGCCAATAGAGGCCCACGCGCCACGGCTCCGCGCTCGGCGCGAGTCGGTCGATCTCGGCGCGCAGCGCCGCGGCCTCGCTCGTCTTGCGCTGCTCATCGGCGAGGGCGGCCCTCGTCGCCTCGGTGCTCCAAACGGACGGCATTAGGGCGCCGCCTTTGTTCGATAGTCCGCGACCTGGACAGGGGCGCCGTCCGGGTACATTTCGTCCAGCTTGGCTATCAGGTCGGCATCCGTCTCGGCAAACCAAAGGCAGATGTGCGGGCCCGGCGCCTCGGGCTCTTTCGAGATGAAGCAACACCGCAGGCCCGCGAGCAACCCCTCGATCTCGCGGCGCGTGATGCCGAGGATCAGCGCCCCTTTATTGTCGACACCGCGGATCACTAGAGCACTCCCATTTGCCGGTCATGGATCCGACGGGCCGTGCGCATCGCCGCCCAGGAAATCAGTTGGCAAAGGACGCTCAGGAACATGAGCACCCCACCCGAGGCGCGATAGTCGAGCGCGATCGCGCCCGCGCCGAGCAGGATCGTCACGAGGGCGAGTTTTCGCCAGCCGCGCTCGCTGCGATAGATCGCGTCGAGCGCGGCCTCGGTCGCGTTGCGCTGCTCCACGGAGCTCACGATCGGCGGCCTCGCCTCGCGCGGGGGGTAACCCGGGCCCATTTAGAGCACCATCCGGGTAGGCCAGAAACCCGCGGGGCGGGGTTGCGGCGTTTCCTGGAGCTCGCGCTCGAATTCGCTCGAGTCGTCGGCGCGCTCGACGGCGACGCGAGCAATGAACGCCGTTAGCTTGACGCCCGCGGCCGTCGTGCCTTCCCACACACGGCAAAGCACGCCGTTGCACTCGACGACCTGCCGCGTGCTTTCGAGGGTGATCTTCATGACAACATCTCCTCCGCCAACCGGGCGCAATTCTCCTCGAGCATGCCGAGCTCGCACGCCACACGCGCCGGGCTCGACGGGTGCTCGAGCAGCACGCGGGCCTTGACGACGTCTCGCCCGAAACCCTTGCGGATGCCGAGTTGCCACACGCACGCGGCCGTACGCAACGCGACGTAACAGGGAGCTCGGCCGAGGCGCGTGAGCTGCCGCGTCTCGAGGCCCGGCGCCCACGGTACCGTGTGAAACTTCGCGCTGGACGCGACACCCTTTGCCGCACGCATCACGTTTTCACCGCGCGCAAACCGCTCATCAGCTCGCGTTCGAATTCGCCGAGCTCGCGGTCGCGCGACTTCGGACCTTTGGAGGGCGGCGGCCCTTTGTCACCGCCGGCGGGGCTCGCCGCCGCAGCGTCGCCCTTGCCGCGTCCGGGCCTGCCCGCGAGTTCCTCGCGAATGGCCTCGCGAGTCAGCCAATAGTTACGCCCCGAGTGCCCGGCGCCGCCTTCATCGTTGGCGAGGCGGCGCTTGACCGCGTCGCGGTGCCGGCGCGCGCCGAGCTCGCTATCATGCTGGTTGACCATGCGAGGCCGCCGGCGTTCGAGACGCTCGGCGAGGCACTCCGCGAGCGCCTCGATGTAGGGTCCGAACGCTTGTAGCATGGCGCTGTTTGGGCCTGCGCCGGGCCCACTATCGTCCATAGTCATCACCCCGGTTGCTCCGATCGTTTTTCTGCTTTGCCGGATCGCGCCCGGCGAATGGTACCTGCTCGCACGTGCCGCTTGAGTGTGGCGATGCCGATCGCCGTCACGCCAAACACCGAGTCGCCCCCCGAGAGCGACGAGGGCTTGCGCGTCTCGCGCATGAGGCCGCGAGCGATCAGCCCTTCGATCGTCGCCCAGTCGGCATGCCCCTCGCCGGCGCAAAAGTGGTTGCGATAGAGCGGCCACTTCGATCGCCAGCCGGTCGTGTGGATCATCAGCTCGAGCTCGCCCGCGCTCACCTCGACGGTCGCTGCCGCGGCCGCGGCGACCTCGGCGAGCTCGGCGCTCGGCGGCGCACCCTCGGCACCGAGAATCGGCGCGCTCGATTGTCCGAACGCCGCGCGCATGCGATCGCAATTGCGGCAGCGGTCCGCGAGCTCGACGGGCCCGAGATCGGCAACGATCGTGAACCGGGCGAGGTCCTGCGCGTGCAATCGAGGCGCGCGGCCCGGCGAGCCGATGCCGCACACCGTTCGGCGACCGACGTCGCCCCATGCCCATTCATGCACGCGCAACATCCTTCAGCCGTTCCAGTGGTGCACGCGCGAGAACGACGGCAGGGCGCTGCTCTCGAGCGGCGCATACAGGTGCACGCTCCGGAGGCCCGCATCAAACGCCTCGGCCTTGCGCGGCAAGATTTGGATCGCCCGAATGTCACCGAGAAACACCTCGCGACACCACCCGAGCTCCGCCAAGCTCGGCGGCGCCTGACGCCCCGTCGCCGCCAAGTGCGCCCACAGCTCGCCTTGCCAGACTTCGATCTCTATTACGACCGTGATCGGGCTACCGCCGAGACGCACGCGATACCACTTGCTCGCCGCATCATCGACGGTGCGCTCGACGCCCGGGGGCAGCGCCGCCGGCGTGAGCCGCGCGAGCCAACGCTCGGCCTCGACGTCGCGTGCGGCATCGCGCCCATGCCCAGCGCGACGGCGACGTACGGCAGAGCTTGCGAAAGCGCTTTCGCTAGCGCTTACCGAGGCAGTTGTTCGCGAGCCTGATCTAGCGTCGAAACCAGCGCGATCCGCCGCTCGCGAATCCGTCGCAATGTCCGATGCTTGCGGTAAGTTGTTCGCTTTATGCTTGGGGGGGGGGTTACACCTCGTGTAACACTGCTCGATCGCCCCCGGGCGCAATGAGTGCACGTCGAGCTCGGCATCGCGCATGCGCCGACGCTCTCCCGACGGCTTCGCTGCCGCCCCGTTGCTTACATCACCCACGCCCACCACCGAGTGCTTGCTTCCCACCACGACTGACCTCCCCGAAAAAACGTTTTACCTATATTCCCACTGAACAACTGGCACCATACCAAATCGACACATGTCTCGCGTTTGCCCCAATGGGGTGATGCGTGCATGTGGCATAGCGGAGTACCCGCGCAACTCAAGCCGCCGACGAAATGTTCTCGCGGATGATGCGCGGATGCCGGGCGGCGATGCGGATCAACGCGAGGCCCGCGCCGTCGGGTGTCGTACGATCCTGCTCCCAATTTTGCAGCGTGCGCAGGCTGATCCCGAGCGCCTCGGCAAACTGCACTTGCGTGAGCTGGACGAACCGCCGCAGCGCTGCAACGTCGCCTCGCTGGAGCTTGCCCGCGCCGATGCGCTTGCGCTGCTCGCCCGAGAGCGCGCGCCCGAATGTCTCCGCAGTCCAGGCGGGGTTGTGATCGAGGTCGTTGGCGACCTCGCGGATCGGCTTTCTTTTCATGGCTTGTTTCCCTTCAAAAACAGGTTGTAACGGGCCTGCTCGGCGCGGTCGGCGCGGCGAGCGCTGATGATGCGGATCACGTCGTCCGCGCGCTCGGTATAAACGACCATGAGCACGCCGCGCCGGCTCATACCGAGGCGCTGAAACCGGTCCTCGGTGTCACTGTGCTCGGCGTCATACGCCTCGAGCACGGCGGCGCCCGGCGCAAACAAATCGGTCGCGTCGCCAAACGTGATCCCGTGCACTCGCGCGTTGCGAGCTGCCTTTTTCGGATCCCATTCGAAGCGCACGATCTCAGTATACGCTAGAAGCGTATCTCATGCACGCTACTAGCGTAGTTCCGACGCGTTCTGTGGTATGCCCCGATTCGGAAGGAACACGGTTCAAATGGGAACGAAACTGCTACATCCGATGCTGCGCCGAGTGGTCGACGCCGGCGTGATGAGCGAGGCGCAGGCCCTCGCTCTCGGGGCTGCCCCCGCCGGCGAGCTCGCCGAGGTTCATTTCGCGGCGCTGCGCCGGGCGCTCACCGCGCACGCCATGGGTCGCGCGCCCGCCTCGCCCAGGCTCGTGCTCGTGCCCCCCGTCCCTTCCGATCCGGATGCGGGGAGCGAGCATTGACCTGCCCGAGTTGCGCGCGCCGCACGAAAGACGACCTCGGACCGTGCCCCGGCTGCGGCTCGATCGGCGTGCCGTTCCTCGACGGCTATTTCAACGCGCCGCCTCCGATGGATCTCGATGGGGTCGCGGAGCCGCAGGACGGCGACTCGCACGACGGCTACACATTCGCCACCGGCGGCAAGGTGGAGATCGTGTCGCACGATCCGGCGGCGACTGCCCGTTGGCTCCGCGAGATCGAAATCGAGAGCGACCGCGAGTTTCTGCTCGCTCCATTTACTGACTGAAAAGGAGCAAGTGCCAATGGGAACGAGAGAAGTGAGCGAGAGCGAGATCAGGGGCGCGCAGATCGACGGGATCGTCGCGCGCATGGGCGGCGCCGAACATCTATCCGTGCGCGAGCTCGGCGACGGGCGCGCGGTGTACCTGCGCGAGCTGCTATTCGACGGGCTCCAGGTCGGGATCGGGCGCCTCGGCGAGGAGTCGTGCGACGAGGTGTGGGACTATCAGGCCGAGCAAACCGACGCCGCGTGGCGCGCCGCGATCGGATGGGACGGCGCCGGCGAGCCCGAGGGATGGTATCGGCACCTGAGAACGGGGCGTCGGCGCCCGTGGGGCGATGCTGCGCAACAATACGTCGAGACGTGCTCATGAGCGGCGGCCCACCCCCCGAGGACAAGCTACGCGCCGACATTTGCATGGTCCTCCGCGACCTCGAGGCAGGCGCCACTACCGCCGAGGCGGCTGAGCTCAACCGCGTGCCAGTGGAGAAAGTCCGCGAGTGGGCGGCGTTCTACAAGCTCGAGAGCCTTCAGGGGTCCGCGTTGACCGTCCGCGACGGCCAGCAGGCGCGCGAGCAAGCGTTGGATAAGTTGGCAAGAGCGCATCCCGTGCAGTTTGCCGAGCTGCTCGACAAAGAGCGGGCATGGTTCGAGGAGTACCGCTCTACGCCGGAGGGTCGCGAGAGCGCTGTCGCCGAGTGGCGCAACACACCGCAGTGGAAGGAGATCCTTAGGAAGCGTAAGAAAGGCGAGGGCTCTTGAAGCGCCGAGCGGGCGGGCGGGTCATCTCGGCAACGCGTCCTGAATCGCGCGAACGGCCTGATCAACGACGGGCGCGGGAACGCCGTGCGAGGCGAGCAGGTATTGCAACGCCGTCCCGACCACGATGCCTAGGGTGGTCCAGACGGTTGCGCCCCTCACGCGCCGTAGCCGGCTGCGTCGCCGAGCTCGTCGAGCTCCAGGCGTTCGCGGAGGCGTGCCGGGTACGTCGTCCGTCATGGCTCGAATCGTGACAGCGCGGCCCTGTACGCGCGAGCCGTAGTCGCCCTCGGGGTGACGCCCCGTCCGGCGCCTACACGCGCCCCTGAATGCACACTCGGGAGGCTTTGTCGGTCGGCAAGTGGTCGGAGCGCGAAAAATCGATCGCCGAAACGAGGCGGGCTATGCTCGGACGCGTGGCGGCGCGCGAGCTCGTTCGAGATCCAGATCTGGAGTGGCTCCTATGCGAGGCGCCCGCGCTACTCGGGCAGCGCTCGGGGCATGGCGCGGTCGTAGCGGCGCTGGAGCGCGGCCCGGGGGGCGCCCAAAGCACCGATAGCGCCTGGGCGACCGTCGAGCGCGCGCGGCCTCATGAGCGGCGCCTGCGGCGCCTGCGCGCGGCCTGGGCGCTCCTCGCTCCAGACGAGCGCCGGCTACTCGAGGTGCACTACGACGGGCCCGCCTGCCGCGCGGTGGGCGTCTCGGCGCAGCTCGGCGAGCTCGCCCGCGCGTCCCTCGCCCTTTGCAGCGACCGGAGGGCGCTCGAGCAGGCCTGCGCGCACCCCGCCGGCTCGGGCAGCGGCCGGCGCATCGCGGAGGCCCGGCGCCTCGCGACGAGGGCGCTCTCGAACGCGCATCGCGCATGGATCGGCGCGCGCCGCGCCGAGGTGTTAACCTCGGTGAGTGGTTAACACGGACGGCAAGGGCGTCGCCCAAATGGCGGCGGCGGTGATCGCCCAGGCAACGGCCGAACCCATCGGACCGCCCAGCGTCGCCGATCGGGCATGGGCGCTGGTGTGCGAACAGCTGGACGCGGTCGCCGCCGGCGCCGATCCCGCACTGCTCCAGCATGCCCTGTTGCATGCCCTGCGCGCGGTCGCCGAGCACTCCTACCGCGCGGGGCTAGCGGCTCGGCCCTCGCCCTCGACGCCGCCTCGCGAGCCCCCGCCCGAGCCAAAGCGAGCGGTGGTGTCCGTGCTGCTCTATCCGCGCCAGGCGCCCGAGGGGCTCGCAAACGACGCGATCGACGTCGAGCTCGAGGACACGCGCGCCGCTCGCGGGATCCGCATCCAATACGATTTCGACCGCGACGGGTTCGTGATCAGCGCGCAGCCAGATCCGGGCGAGAGCGGCCCGGCGGCAGGCGAGCACGATCCGCGCTATCGCGAGCTCGCGTTCGTGCCCGCATGGCACCACGACGGTTGACCCCTGGGCGCCCTCGCGAGTGCGAACCGAATGGGTGTCCGTCGCCGTCGCGGCCGCGCTGATGGGACTATGTAAGCGCCAGGCGTTGCGCCGGCTGCGCCGGCTCGATGCCGAGCAGGGCGGGCGCTTGCTGCGGTCGATCGGCGACAAGCGCATGCCCGGAGGGCTCCAGGCATCCAAGTTCCTCGTTAACACCGCGGCGCTCCGGGACGCGCTCCAGCCGTCGGCGACGGACCTGCAACGCGACTTTGAACGGCTACGCCTGGAGCAGGTGTTAACCGCACAAAAGCTCGACGCCCTTTGCAGGCGCCTGCGGCCCGCGCTGCGGCGGCAGGCGCCGAACGGGACGTAACGGGACATCGATCGCCGATCCTCTAAAGGGGCGCGCGCCGAGCCCGGCCGACGGCAAGGTGATCGCTAGGTGATCATGTGATACCCCTGGGATCACGTTCCCGAGCACCTACGGCACACCGCGCGCCCCTCGCCCCCCGATCCATGCTGGCCCCCCACATCGAGCTACGCGGCCTCGACGAGCTCCAGCGCGAGCTCGAGCACCTCGCGAAACGGGCCGTGCCCTACGCGGCGCGCGAGACGCTCAACGGCCTCGCGTTCGCGGGCCGGAAGATCTGGCAAGGCGAAATGGCGGCGAGCTTGACCCTCCGGAACGCCTGGACGCAGCGGCGCGCCCTCGTCGAGCGCGCGACCGGCTCGCGCATGTCGGATATGCAAGCGAGCCTCGGGCACACCGAGGACTACATGCGCCGGCTCGAATTCGGCATCGGCGAGCGGGCACGCCGCGGAGGCGTTCCCATTCCGACGGAAACCGCAGCGGGGCAGGCCAAAGGCTCGCTGCCGAGCGGGCGAAAGCGGGCCGTCCGCAAGTCGCTGATCCTGCGCGCGATCGGCAAGGTCAAGCGTCAACCCAAGTCGCTCTCGCGCAAGGCACGCAACGCGCGCGCGGTGAGCGAGGCCATACGTAGTGGTACGCGCATTGCCTACCTGGAGATGGCACGTAAGCGAGGCATCTACAAAATCATGGGG